GAGGGCGTTGAGGATGGCAACGAGGTTGTCCGCCGATTCCCCACGGGCAACTTCGACAACATCCCCGAAGCCAAGATCTGGCTGGAGGTATGCGCAAGGATGAACCATGCCATTTAGCATTCCGCGGTTTCGTTGGTGCAAGCACAACAACTTCGGCACGGTCGTGTACTACCTGCACGAGACCATTCTTACATCGGGTACCAGCATGATGCTGGCCAAGGTGTATTCCCAGGGCGGCGGGCCGTTTCAGATCAGTGTCAAGGACGACCAGCGAAGGGAAGAGATCACGAAGATGTGCCACGACAAGTTGGTCGAGCTTGTGGCAGAAAGGATGAATCATGCCAGTTGAAAAGATCAGCGGCAAAGCCCGCAGACGCAGAAAGAAACGCGCCAAGAACCAAGCACGTAAGGACGAACGTGTTGCCATGTTGGTGGCCATTCGTATGCAGCTTGGACACATCCCGTACTGGGTGACCGGCAAACCCAATCACTACATCCGCAAGTATGTAGACAACAACTGCCAGCCCCTTGATTCGGAGTGGCGATAATGGACTGGCGTGATAAGTCCGACACGCTTTCGTTCCTTGAGAGCGAAGACCGTTATGGCCAAGCTCGCGTACTAGCCAGCGTACAACACATATTCGGTGAGTGGGAAGCTCGCCGACGCGATGACAGCCTCATCGGGAAATTCCCTACTGAGGAAGAAGCAAGAGCAATGACAATCGTAACCATCAGAATGGAGCAAGCAGATGAACCAAGACTCGAACCAGAACGACGACCCCACATCTTTATCAGCCGAAAGCGGTGAGCGCAAGATCATATTCGCACCCGGGTGCTTCGATAACTTCGAGGGCACGCAAGAAGAACTGCAGGAGCTGCTGGCTGAAATCCAGAGGCTGATCACCACTGGAGAGTTCTTCGAGCAGGCCACACCTCTGAGCGACGAAGACATGGACGACCTGTTGGATTCGTGTAAGGACAACACCAGACAATAAGCCATGCGCAAACGTAGTAAGTACCGCCCCAAGGGCATCATTGCCAACCCGATCGCTTATGTCATGGAGTCGCTGGTTCCGGTGGCCAAGCACGAGAACTATCTGCTGGACTTGAAGATCAAAAACAGCGAAGCAATGCGCTGCCTGCTGCGCGGCGAAGCAACACGAGACGATATGGATATCCTGATCGCCATGTCCAACATTACCGAGGCCTTGTATCAGCTGGGCTTTGGTAAGGAGTACGGCGAGGTCTGCGTTGGTGGGCGTGAGGCCATCATTGGGATCGCCCACCGGGCTGTGGAGCACAAGCGATACATACCCACCGGGCCAGAGATCACCAAGCTCAACTTGCTCATGGAGTTGCATGACGCGCAGATGGACGTCATCACTATCAAGGACATGGAGCGTGCGTTGGCGTATGCCAAAAACCAGTTTGCCACCAAGCGTGGCGTAACCTACTTACCCAGTGTGAAGGAAATCAAATGAACATCACCATCTACACCAAGAGCAACTGCCCCAACTGTGACGCAGCGAAGAAGCTGCTGGAGTCCAAGGGGCTGGACTACGAAATGATCGACGCAGGCTTTGAGCCGTACATGCGGCACTTGTTGGCCAAGCACCCCGAAGCCCGCCAGATGCCTCAAATCTTCATCGACGGCCAGCGTGTGGGTGGGTTGGCTGGATTGCAGGCGGCGCTCAAACAACTGAACTTGGACCTGTGACATGGCTCGATCAATTCAAGACATGGTCTCCCAAATGGAGGAAGAGCTTGAGTCAGCGCTGAACGAAGTCAATAGACTCCAATCCGTAGCTGGAGACCCTGAGTCCGAACTGGACAACAGGCAGTCCACCATCGACGAGCAAGACGAGTACATCGCTGAACTAGAAACGTTCGTCGAGTTTGTCCGCAGGCATTTCCCCGACGCAGGTGATGCGTTCGATGTGCGTGAACGCTTGGAGAAAGCCAGTGGGACAGAGGCTTGAGTGGGCTGACATCAGCCCCTACCGCGCAGTGCTCTACCTAGTCGACGACGAAAACCCATTCAATAAACAGATCGCGTCAGTCGCCTATGACCATGAGAAGGGCTCGTTCCTCGCACTCCTACACCGAAGCAACGTTGCACTATCGGACGCGCAAATCGACATACCTACCAAGGTAGAAGCAATGGAAGCGGCGATGGCTCTGCTGGTCGCCAGCCGCTTCGACAAAGCAAACTGACCACAACTTCTCAACTTACTTACTCAGGAGAAAACCATGGCACGTAAACGCCACGCCGCCCTCACCTACGCTGAATGCTCTCGGTTGTTCAAGACCAAGCTCAAGAGCCGAGAGCACAAGTCCATCTTCAAAGACTGCAACCTGTACGACCGCGGCGACCACTTCGAGATCACCCACAACCGGTGGGTGCGGTGGGAGCAGGACAGCAAGGGCTGGCACAAGATCACCGAGGAAGTCCCGCTGGCCACGATCACGCCCGCTGACGTGCTGACCATGACGTATGAAGGCGAGGTGACCATCTGCAACCGCCTGACTTCGTTGACCGGCTGGGCTGTGGGCCTCAACAAGCGGCAGTTTGGCAACCATAAGCAACACGTTCGTGTGTACTGCAAAGACCATGGGTATCACAACTCCGAACCCTACTTCGCTGGTATGCAATGGGATGTGACGAACGGCGGCGCAAAGCTGCTCAATCCGCAGCCCGATATCAAGATGGTTATCACCAACGAGCATGTCCAGAAGGCCCGCAAAGAATTTGATCAGATACGCAAGCTGACCCGCACAATGATTCGCCTTGGTAGCTTCGATGACTTCGCTAGGCAGTACATGATGAACCGTTGGGATATCAAAGTAGAAACGTACAGGTCACTTACCGAGATCGACCTCGCTAATCCGATCGGCGATGACGTCATGGCCCTCATGGCTATCGGCGGGTACAACGTGCCACGTCCGGACCTACACGTTTGGGACAAAGCCACCCGGTCTTACACCCGGCGTGAGCCTGAGCAGGTGATGCGTGAGTGGCTGATGAAGGCCATGGAGCGCGGGCTCAAAGAACTGCGCAATATCTTCTACGAGAACAACGATGCCTACGTCGAAGTCACCAACTAAGTATCCCGACGAGCTGATCGACAAGTACCGGGATGTTTGCGTCGACGGTGTCGACTGGGCTGACTTTGTAATCTCCGAGTTCAAGGAGCGCATGGAGGCCATTGGCATCTACGTGGATAACGTGTACTGGTCTGGCTTCTGGAGCCAAGGCGACGGTGCCATGTTCGAGGGCTGGGTCCGAGATTGGGGGAAATACTTAGCCCACCTCGGGTACACCGACCCTATACTGGTGGATACGGCCACCAACAACTGGGCGTACAGGTGGACCCACAGCGGACACTACTACCATGAGTACAGCGTCAGCTACGCTGACGAAGTGTTCCTCGTTGAGAACCCATACACGTCAGGATACTATGGCGGTCTACCACCGCCAGACGAAGAAGTGTTCCGTGGCCAAGTATGGGATGCCGCGATGGGCCAGCAGGTCATGCTGGCCCTGACCGAAAAGATACAGGAGGACTTGCGAGATCACATGCGAGACCTGTATAGACAGCTGGAGAAGGAGTATGACTACCTGACCAGCGACGAAGTAGTACTAGAGTGGCTTGAAGCCAACGACATTGACCCTTCCGAAACTAACTGACTGGAGAAACTTATGACCTATGTGGCAATTTCACAACAACTGCGTGAGGACGTTAGTCGTACCATCCGCACCAAAGCAAATGCTGAGCAAGCGCTGCTGACCAAACCCGGCGTGCCGATCCTGCAGCCCGATGATCCCCGACTGATCGCAAAGTTCTGGGGCGAGCACGCCAAACTGCGCGACATTACCCCCAAAGAGTGGTGTAGCAAGATCGAGAATCTGCAACTGCGCACAACGTACGAGGAGGTTCCCGGAGACCCGTCGTCGGCTCGAGATATTAGCGTCACAGTAGGCATCATGGGCGGGTACCACCTTGCCCCACCCAAAGCAGAAACGTACTACCCCAAGCTGCATGTAGCCTGCGACGATCCCGACGTGGTAGAGCACGTCGAATACGAGAGGAATTTCCGGGCGATCTCGACCAAGTGGAACAAGATCGGCACCGACGTGAATCAGTTCCTGCTGAACACCAAGTCGCTCAACGAAGCCCTCAAACTGTGGCCTGACCTGCGTATCTACATTCCGCAGAACTACATCGACCGTCTGGGCGTCAAGCACGAGAAACAGGAAAAAGCTGTGAGCCGTGCCATGGAGGTACTCAAACAGATCGACACGGATGCTGCCGTAGCCAGCGCCGTGACACTGCGAATCATGCAAGCCACTCAACAACAGGAGCCCAATCCATGACTGAGTACCAACTTAAACGCCGAGCCGTCACCAACTTCAAAAACTTTCAAGTAGACAAACATGTCCAACGTAACTACCAACAACAATGGCTCAAGTGCATCAAACTACTCGGGGACAAATGGGTACTCGCCGAGACCCCCCAACCACGCTCCTACCTTGTACGATCTTGACCGCCGGCTCACTCGGATTGAATCCCGCATTTGCCAAATGATGCTCCACATGGGGCTTAACCCACACGAGAAACCACATGACCCAAGACAACAGCCAGCACCAACCCCAGCCCCCGCTCGCAAGCCAGTATCAAGTTGGTGGCGATCACTATCGCGCTAAGAAAGTCCAACCGTGGACAGCCATGGAAGCATGGATGAGTCGAGCGGAATTTGAAGGCTTCTTGCGCGGTAACGTCATCAAGTACATTGCCCGTTACAGAGACAAGGACGGACTCAAAGATGTCTATAAAGCCAAGCACTACATGGAGCGGCTTGTTGAACTTCTTGAAGAAGCCCAGCGGCTTCAAGGAGACAGCTGTGGGAAATGACGAGCTCCAAAGGAAGATCAGCCAGATGATGCGGGACAAGCTGGGCAAGATGCACATGGCCACTCATCCAGCGATGAACGCAGCGCAGGGCTCCGTCCTAGGGCAAGCGTATCAAAGCGTCGGGCAGCAGAGCAGCATATTTGGTGGCGCAGTTACCTCCGGGCAAATGATGGCGGCTGGACGATCAGAGACCATGTTTGACCACAACAGGCAGGTTCATATCACTGTCACCAGCGCGGACAACGGGTTCATCCTGTCGATCATGCCGGAGATGATGGGAACCGCGTCACGAATCCTCGTGGCCAACACAATCGAAGAACTCAGGGACTTAATTACCAGCGAGATGGTTACTCGCAAACTGGAGAAATGAAATGGGAACCCTTCAACAGGAGCTTACTAAAGTGCAGACACTCAGCAACCTTACATTTGACGACGAACCTGGGGCGCAAGCCCCTGTGGTAGAAGTAGCGCCTATCCAAACTAAGATGTCCAAAGCGCACATCATCTGGCAGTTCATCAGCGAGAACCCATCGTGTACGGTGGCCGATATTGCAGACAGCCTTGGGTATGTCCGTGCAGATGCGTCCAGTTACGCGTCACAGCTGTTGGAGCGAGGGCTTGTCTCCCGCACCAAGCACAACGGTTTTTTCTGCTACGTCACCGCAGTGGACAGTTTCCCCGTGTACACCAACGAGATGCGGGCTAAGAATCTGGCCAAGGGTTGGGAAGCGCGTCGGAGCATGAAGCACAAACCCAAGCGGGTATTAGTCAAGCGCAAAACCGTCGAGTCGGCCCCTCCTCGCCCCTTGGCCGAGGTCAAACATCAGATCCTTACTGGGGTGACCAACGAGTTCAACTATTCTGTCAACACGTTCATTAGCCAGCTCAACGTCCACCAAGCCAAGGCCGTGTACGAAGAACTCAAGAAACTGTTTGGAGGTTGAGATGATGCGAGCCCTTACCATGACCACCAGCCCTGTCGAGCAAGCCTATGACGGTGGGGACACACTCAACGTGCGACGACTGCAAGAGTTTCATAGCGCCACATCCAGCAACATGGTCGAGATCGAGCGCGGCATCCGCGATGTGCAGATGAAAGTGGACCAGTGCTACGAGTTCATCTCGTGGGTGCAAAAGTTCTCGCCCGATACCCTCACCGCGTACAAAGCTCACAACACTGTACAACGTGCGTTCGATAAGGCTGATGGGCGAGGGGAAATGATGGCTGAAAGTTCTGCATCATGAGCAATAACCCGTTCGAGTGGTACAAGCGTACCGAGCCCAGCATCTTCGCTCAAGACCCCGCATTCAGATACAAATCAAATGGCAAGACAACGAGCCAGATGGCCACGGAGAAAGTCGATGAGCAACGAGCGCAAGGCAAAATGCCGGGCACCATCCAAGGGCTCGGGGCCAACACAGACAAGTACCTCCGGTACCGGGAGCACCAGATCGCTACCCGACCTGAAAACTTGGTGGCCGTTCACAAGGATGGACCCAAGGCTGCTGGCCGCAATCGGGCAAAACCAAAAGCAAAGTCATCTTGACGCCGCAGAAGACGCCTTGCTATGAAATGCCCGCGCTGCAACGCTGACAGCATTGTGAAAGAAACCCGGGCTTTCGAGTTCGGGACAGCCTCGCGCCGCCGCGAGTGCTTTAACGGCCACAGGTTCACCACTGTGGAGATCTACCGTGAAGTCTACGGCTCCGCAAGACAGCGGGCAAAAGCATACTCGCAGTCCATGTCATCTTGGCGTAAGCTCTGGTTGCGAAACTTGGACATGCTCAAGAACAGCCACTTGGGCTGGGGATACTTCGCCGATAAGTACAAGATCAGTAGAAGCAGCTTCTACCAAACCGTGCGCCAGATGCGCGACCACTTCCGAAAGATCACTAAATGAAATACATCTGCTTGGATTTTGAGACGTTCTACAGTAAGGACTTCTCACTCTCGAAGATCACTACCGAAAACTACATCCGCGACAAGCAGTTCCAGGTCATCGGCTTCGGCTACAAGATTAACGACGGCGAGCCTGTGTGGGTGAGCGGCACTGACGCCGACATCGAACTGGCCCTACGTGAGCTGGACATTGAGAATAGCTACCTGATCGCACACAACGCCGCTTTTGACGGGGCCATCTTGGCTTTCCGCTACGGCATCCTGCCTAAGTACTATCTGGATACGCTGAGTATGGCGCGACCTATCACGGGACACACAGTGGGCGGCTCGCTGGAGAAGCTGGCCCAGAAATTCGCGCTTGGTGAGAAGGGCAAGGAAGTCATCGCTGCCATGGGTAAACGCCGTGAAGACTTCACCCCAGCAGAGCTGTCCAAGTACGGTGAATACTGCAAGAACGACGTGCAGTTGACGTGGAACCTGTACCACATCCTGCGACAATGGAACCCGCCGCGTGAGCTGTACATCCAAGATCTGATGCTGCGCATGTTCACGGACCCGGTGCTACAGTTGGACGAAGCAGTTCTTGTCAATCACCTGGCCACAGTGCAGCTCAACAAGCAAAAGCTGATGGACAAGATCGACAACTCCATTGGCCGTGACGCGCTCATGTCTAACCCTAAGTTTGCTGAGGTGCTGCGCAAGCTAGGTGTTGAGCCTCCCATGAAGGTCAGCCTTCGTACACAGAAAGAAACCTATGCCTTTGGCAAAACCGACCACGAGTTCAAAGCTCTGCTCGAGCACCCTAAAGCAGCGGTGCAGGCCGTCGTTGCTGCGCGTCTCGGCATTAAGTCTACGCTCGAAGAAACCCGTACTGAGTCATTCATTGGGATTGCTCAGCGGGGCACTCTGCCGATCCTGCTTAACTATTGGGGTGCTCACACAGGTCGTGCCAGCGGTGGGGATAAGATGAACCTGCAGAACCTGCCTCGCGGCGGGGCGCTGCGCCGCTCAATCATTGCGCCCGAGGGTTACTCCATGCTCGCCGTGGACTCCTCGCAGATTGAAGCCCGTGTGGTGGCATGGTTCGCTGGCCAGACCGATCTGGTTGAAGACTTCCGCAAGAACGTGGACATCTACTCTAAGTTTGCCAGCATGGTTTACGGCAGGCCCGTGGACCGCAAACGCAAAGAGGTCGACCCGGCCACAGGCAAGGAGTTCAACCCAGACAAGGTCGAAGGCTTTGTTGGGAAGACTTGTCTTGCCGAGGGAACTCTGGTACTATGCGATTCAGGGTGGAAGCCGATTGAGCAGGTGACCACGCAAGACCAGCTGTGGGACGGGGAGGAGTGGGTATGCCACAAAGGATTAGTGAACAACGGCATCAAGCCAACATTGAGTCTTTCCGGGCTCTGGTTGACTCCGGATCACCAAGTGTGGTCAGGGACGCAATGGCTGGAAGCGCAATCAGTGGCGCAAGAGCCAAGCATCCGTTACCAAGCATTGGCCACCGCAGCGGAAAACTTACCGTCACAGGCTACGTACGGGGCATCAGGTCAGGGGTATCAGCACTCGTGGTCCGATGTGGATGCAACGGCGTCGAGTACACCGTGGACCGACAAAACTTCAAAGCCTTCAAGAGCACCAGATGCCCCGTATGCGCCAAAACTGCTAGTGCAGCAAAACGGTACTGGGCTTATTCAGCCGCAATGGCCGATGACGCACACCGAACACGGCTCCTCAACCGACTGGCGTCTGCCATTACGCGTTGTCACACAGCAACAAACAGTGCCTATCCCCATTATGGGAAGCGCGGCATATCAGTTGCCCAGCAATGGCGGGACGACCGAGCGAGCTTTCTCCGCTACGTACAAACGCTGGATGGCTGGGATCGCCCGGAGTTTGAGATGGACCGGATTGACGTTAACGGCAACTACGAACCCGGCAACATCCGATTCGTCTCTCGCAGCGATAACCTCCGAAACAAACGACGCATCGCTGACCTCGAAGCGGAACTTGCAAGTTTACGATCTCGCTTGCGCAGGGCCGAGGCACAGATTCACGGTACTGACTGAAGACGGACCACTGATTGTCCACAACTGTATTCTCGGACTCGGGTACGGCATGGGCTGGGAGAAGTTCAAGAGCACGCTGAAGATTGGCGCTGGCGGTATCAGCGTGGAGTTTGATGACGAGCAAGCCAAGAACACGGTCAACATTTATCGCAACAAATACGCCAAGATCGCTGAGCTGTGGAAGCTGGCCAGTGCTGCACTGGACAAAATGGCCCGCGGCATGGAGACCGAACTGGGTATCGGCATTCAGCTGCGCTGTACCCCCGAGGGCATCCACCTGCCCAACCACACGATGATTCGGTATCCGAACCTGCGGTTCGACCGGGCTGAGAACCAGTACCTGTACGATGGACGCTACGGCCCCGTTAAGATCTACGGCGGTAAGGTAGTTGAGAACGTAGTTCAGGCCCTGGCCCGTATCGTTGTGTTCGACCAGATGGCCAAGATTGACCAGATCCTGCGCAAGATGGACACGCACACAGCCCGCCACAAAGTGGTCCTTACGGTTCATGATGAGGTGGTGGCCGTGGTTCCCGAGAGCTACGCCAAGCAGTGTCTTGATCTGATGATCCAGATCATGTCCACCCCACCCGCATGGTGTGCAAACCTGCCAGTAGCCTGTGAGGGCGATGCGGGTAAGTCCTATGGCGACGCGAAGTAATACGCTCTTGACTTCCATGGGCGAAGCCTTACCATCCACACATGACCCCGAGGTTTTTGCCCCTCGGGGCGAACCGCTATGACCCTTCCAACCGCATGGACCTACAGCAGTCTCGACAAGTTCGAGACGTGCCCTCGTCAGTACTACCACGTACGGGTACTGAAAGACATTAAAGAGCCGCCCACTGAAGCGACCATCTGGGGCGGAAAAGTCCACTCAGCGATGGAGTACAGGATCAAAGAAGGCACCCCGCTGCCCGAAGGAATGACTCAATGGGAAGGCTTGGCAGCCAAGCTGGCTGCAATCCCCGGCGAGAAACACTGCGAAGTCGAGATGGCTGTGGACAGCAGCTTTCAGCCTGCACCATGGAACGCCTCATGGTCTCGTGGTATCGCCGACGTGTTGATCATCAACGGCAACACTGCATTGAACCTTGACTACAAGACGGGCAAGCGTAAGCTGACCCACCAGCTCATGTTGTACGCAGGCTACACATTTGCTCTGTACCCACAGGTCAAGTATGTAGAGACCGGGTTCGTGTGGATGAAAGATCGCAAGATCGACAAAGAGAAGTTCACTCGAGACGACGTGCCCAAAATCTGGGGGGCGTTTCTGCCAAAGGTGCGCAAGCTGGAATCGGCTTACGAGCGAAACGCTTGGCCATGCCGCCCGTCCGGGCTGTGTAAAGGCTGGTGCCCAGTGAAACAATGTGAGTTCTACAAGGAGAAGAGATGAAAGTGCCATTTAACCCCACCGACTACGAAGATGGGCTCACCTGCCCTGATTGTGGCGGGCAATACCTGCACCACGGGTGTGTTGAAGTATTCGATCGCTCCGAGGACGAGCTTAAAACGCTTGTCACCACAGTGGACACAGGGCATACAGAGGTCGAGCTAGTCCCAACTGTGACCACCAATAACCCCAGTGCCCGGCGGCACGGCATTCGGATATCTATGGCATGCGAATCCTGTGGCCCGCTCGACGAGGACCTTGTGATCTACCAGCACAAAGGGTACACATTCATCGCTTGGGGGTGACTAATGGCGACAACTCCAGAAGGCAAAGTCAAAGCTGCAGTTAAGAGAGTTCTGCAAGCTCGGGGCATCTGGTTCTTCATGCCGATGCAAAACGGATTCGGGGTGGTCGGTATCCCCGACTTCATCTGCTGCTGGAAGGGGCAGTTCTTGGCCATCGAGACCAAGGCCCCCGGTAAGCGCAACGACACCACAGCTAACCAAGACAGGAAGCTGCAAGAGATTCAAGAGCATGGGGGATGGTCCCTCGTGGTCGACGATGCGACACAACTGATCGAGTTCCTTAATCACAACGGAGGTTCGGTATGAACAAAGGTGGACCCAAGAAGGCCGCGTATGACAAAGCATACAACGCCCGCCCTGACCAAGTTAACAAGCGCGAAGAGCGCAACGCAGCACGAGCCAAGCTGATGCGCGAAGGCGTGGTCAAGAAGGGCGACGGTAAAGACGTTGACCACAAGAAGATGCTGGACGGCGGTGGCACCAACGCACGTAGCAACCTGCAAGTCAAGTCGCAAACCGAGAATCGCGGCTGGCGTAAGACCAACGGCAAAGCATACGGAAAATAAATGCTAGTCCGCAAAGACAAACGCGCTCTTATCCTTAAGCTGCGCAACCCTTCCAAGGTAACAACTGTTGTACCAACTGCCAAGCTGGTAGCCCACGAGGGGCAGACGCTGGTCGCTGTGCCGCATCGCCCTGATGAAGTTAAGGTGCTGCGCAATCTGGGGATCAATGCTCCAGACCCGATGGCGTACTACTACAAGTGGCCGGGCCGGTTCAAACCGTTCGAGGCTCAGGTGGAGACTGCGAGCTTCCTGTCCATGCACGATCGGGCGTTCTGTCTGAACAGCATGGGGCTGGGCAAGACTGTGACGTCGCTGTGGGCGTATGACTACATGCGAGACCTCAAGCTGGTCAACAAGTGTCTGATTGTCTGTCCGCTGTCCACGATGGAGCGCACATGGGCCGATGAGATTTTCCGTACGTTTCCGCATCTGGACGCTACGGTGCTCTATGGTTCTCGTGAACGTCGCCTGAAGCTGCTTGAGCAGGACTCTGACCTGTACATCATCAACACGGATGGCATCAAGATCATCGCGGATGCGCTGAAAGATAGACCCGATATCGACCTGCTGATCGTGGATGAGGTGGCCATGTTCCGCAACAGCAGCACTGATCGCTGGAAGTCTTTGGACAAGATCTGCAACAAGCAGACACCGCGCCGTGTATGGGCGATGACTGGTACGCCGATTCCGCATGAACCTACTGACGCATGGGCGCAGTGCCGTGTGGTGGTCCCGCATAACCCGGATGTACCCAGGTACTTCGGCAAGTTCCGCGATTTGGTAATGAAACAGATCACCCAGTTCAAGTGGGCACCGCGACCTGACGCCCTGGCCACTGTACAAAAGATCATGCAGCCAGCCATTCGGTTCTCGCTGGATGACTGTGTGGACTTGCCTGAGCAGACTTTCACGACTCGCGATGTGGAGATGACCACTGAGCAGAAGAAAGCCTATAAGGACATGCTAGACAAGCTCACGATGGAGTACGCCGGTGGACAAGTGCTGGCTGTCAATGAGGCTGTGAAGGCCAACAAGCTGGTGCAGATTGCCTGCGGCGTCGTGTATGGTGCAGGGGGCGAGTACGTGAGCGTCCCGAACCAGCCGCGGATTGACGTGCTCAAGGAAGTCATCGAAGAGTCCGAAGGTAAAGTGCTCGTGTTCGTACCACTTACTGGTGTACTTGAGGATGTTGTAAGCCAGCTGTCAGCTGACTGGACTGTCGGGGCTATCCACGGGGGCACTCCCAAGGCAGAGCGTGATGAGCTGTTCAGAAACTTCCAGAACTCCAAGGACCCCCACATCCTTGTGGCCAACCCCGCCACGATGAGTCATGGACTGACACTGACCGCTGCTACGACGATCGTGTGGTACGCACCCATACACAGCAATGAAATTTACGAGCAGGCTTGTGCCCGTGTGCGTCGCCCCGGCCAGACCCGAACTACTGTAATCGTACACATTGCGGCCAGCGATGTGGAACGCCGTATTTACAGCCGCCTACAAAAGAAGCAAAAGCTCCAAGGCTCGCTGCTCGAGATCATGAAAGGAGTTGACCAAAATCAGTAATAACCCCTTCCCTTCCACCCCAAATCCCTGCTAACCTACGTCCCCTTCCGGAGAAAAAACAATGAAGCTTTCCGAGCTAGTCGGTAAGTACATCGAGCTGCGCGATAAGAAGTCGCAAATCAAAGCCGAGTACGACGCCAAGGTCGCCAAGATCGACGAAAACCTCGACAAGATCGAGGCCCACCTTCTCAAAACGTTCGACGTCGCTGGCATGGACTCGGTCAAGACCGAGGCCGGCACGGCGTACACTACCACTCGCGCTTCGGCGTCTGTGGCCGACAAGGATATTTTCCTCGCGCATATCAAAGCCAACGACGACTGGCAGCTGATGGAAGTCCGCTGCTCCAAAACTGCCGTCGAGCAGTACAAAGCCGTCAACGATGATCTGCCACCTGGGGTGTCATGGCGCGAAGAGCGCGTCGTCAACATCCGTCGCAATTCCTGATCCCTAACCACTGGAGAACCCAAGATGAGTAACATCATCCCTTTTGAATCCGCCAACCTTCCCGCCTACCTCAAGTCCGCCAATGTGCAAGGACTCAACGACGACCTGACGGCACATGCTGGTACAGGCTTCCCCATCATCTCGATCAAGGGCAAAGTCTTTGCCGTGGTCCGTGACGGCGAGCGCACTGTGCTGACCAAGTCCGTGGACGGCGAGGAAATTCCCGCTCCTTCAATCGACGTGGTGCTGATCAAAGCCAACAAGCAGAACTCCAAAGTGTTCTACCTCAAGGGCTATCAAGACGGTGCTGAGAACCAGAAGCCTGACTGCTTCTCCAACAACGGCACCCACCCCGACGCTGGTATCCAGAACCCTCAAGCCAAGTCCTGCGCTGCCTGCCCGCATAACCAGTGGGGCTCCAAGATCGGTGACAACGGCGGCAAGGGTAAAGCCTGTGCTGACTCTGTGCGTATGGCCATCGCGACACCTGATCTGATCAACGACCCCTACCTGCTGCGTGTGCCCCCGGCCACCATCAAAGCTCTGGGCGAGTACGGCAAGGCTCTGGCTAAGCGCGGTGTGCCTTACTCCGCAGTAGTCACCAAGATCGGCTTCGAGATGGACTCCCCCACCCCCAAGCTGACGTTCAAGGCTACGGGTTTCCTCAACGACAAGGCGTTTGCCGAAGTCCAAGAAACTGCTGCTGGCGACGTGGTGCAAGCCATTCTGGGTTCTGGTTTCGTGAGTGAAGGCGCTCCGGCTGCCGAGCCGGACTCTACAGCTGATCTGGTTGGCGAGCCACCCAAGGCCGCCAAGGTTGAGGCTGCTCCTGCCCCGAAAGCTGCTGCGCCCAAAGCCAAACCGGCAGAACCTAAGCCGGTTGCCCCCGAAGACACAGAAGTGCCGAGCCTGGATCTCGACGACCTGAACTTCGACGACTAAAACGAATGGGGGCTTCGGCCCCCAACGTGCGTGGCCCTTCGGGGCTTTTTATTTCTGGAGCTGTAGATGTCATACCAAATTGACCAGAGAAAAGTTGCGGGCGTTGTTATTGAGACGAACCAAGCGCTGTCGGGCAAAGATTTCAACCACGGAGAAGTCATCCTTGGCTTGGCCGAACTGATTGGCCGCATCATCGTGGAAGCCTGCGAGAACGGCGTGCAGGCCAAAGAACTTGCGCAAGTTGCCGCTAACCACATTGGCATGACCATCAAGGTCGGTGCCGAGGCCCAAGACAAGCGAATCATCACGGGGGTGTGATGAACACCCTTGAGTTCCTTCAAACAATCCTCCCAGAGGATGGCTACAAGTTTGTAGCTCTTGGCAGGGCGGGCCGGCAGGGCCTTGCCCATAAGGCCTATGAATCCCTGGAAGTCATGGCCGAGGCCATTGACTCCTACGACGTGCAGGAGAACCTGACCGTCTACCACGCTTGCGCCGCTTACAAGGCCCCCAGCTTCGAGGGCACCGACTTTGAAGGCAAGCCCAAGACCAAGTACCGCGGCCAGCCCAACTGGTTCAAGGCTAAGGCGTTCTGGGCCGACATTGACTGCGGCGAGAAAAAGGCTGCTGAAGGTTCTGGCTACGCCACCAAGGGCGAAGCTGCCAAAGCCATCCGTGGGTTCTGCTCTACAAAGGGTCTTCCCGCTCCGATGATCGTGGACTCTGGCGGTGGTATCCATTGCTACTGGCCTCTGACCAAGTCGATCGGTCCGAACAGCTGGGTGACGATGGCCACGATGCTCAAGGCGGCTTTCAAGGACGCGGGCCTGCTGGTTGACCCAACCCGTACTGCTGATCTGTCGTCGGTACTGCGACCTGTGGGCACGCATAACCGCAAGCCCGGACGTGATCCTCGGGAAGTCGTGGCCAAGACAGCTCCTACTTTTACGGACCCGGCGAACCTACTGACCGTACTTAGGGAAATTACTCAGTCGGTCGAGCTGCCCTCCACTAATAAGTACGCCGCATTCGCAGGACTTAATGACGACCTGACCGCGCACCTGGGGCCGCAAGTTGAATCTTCGGCTGATGAGGCTGCTAACCACTGCGCGCAGATGGCCGCAATGCGTGACACACAGGGTGACGTGAGCTACCAGCATTGGTGGAGCGTCATTGGCGTTATTAAACACTGTACTGAAGGCTACGAGCTGGCCGCCCAATGGAGTGAGCGCCGTGGTGAGACTGGCCACAGCAACACCGATGTGCTGACCCGCTATGAGACCTGGGACAAGGGACCAGCTACCTGCGCGGCGCTGGAAGCTTGCAACCCGACCGCATGCGCTAGCTGCCCCCACAAGGGCAAGATTACTTCCCCGATCCAGCTGGGGCGTGTGGCTCCCGAGACCACTGAGCAAGTAATGGAAGCCCAGACTGACGAGGGGCACGAGGTCGAGACAACTGTTCCTGCGCTGCCAGCAAGCTACGCATACACGAACGGGCACATGGTCCGCGTGGTGATGGACAAGGACGGGATCAACCAGCCGTACACGTTCTGCTTGGCCTTGTTCTACCCGATCCAGCGTATCCGCCGCGTGGACGGTACGTATGCTTTTACTATCCGGATGCACTTGCCTGACAAGCGCATCCGTGACTTTGAAGTTGACACCGCGTCGCTGGCGTCTTCGACAGACCTGCTCAAGGCTCTGTCCAGATTCGAGCTGATGCCGACCAACAACAAGGACGCTACTATGCACCTGACAGCGTATTTGCGCGACTCCATCCACAAACTCATGACCGAGCAGCGCGAGGTCGACACTCTGACCAGCTTTGGCTGGCGAGACAACATGGAGGGTTTCCTCCTTGGTGAGCGCCTGTATCACTCTGATGGCTCTGTCCGCAAGGTGTACGTCGGTGGCGCAGCTGCCGGTGAGTCGCATATCTATGCGGAGCCCCGCGGGTCACTTGCCGGATACACCAAGGCAGTGAACTTCCTGTACAACCGTGCCAGTAGCGAAGCAGCGCAGTACGTGTTCTGCAACGTGTATGGTTCCATCCTGACACCGTTCGGCGAAGACAGCTACAACGGCGCGCTCGTGGCCGTCAACAGCACTCAGTCCGGTATGGGCAAGACCACGGTGTGGAAGGCCGCACTGTATGGCTTGTGCGATGCCAACAAGATGGTGTTAGGCGGCAAGAAGGGTGCAACTGATAACGCTCGCTGGGGCAAGATCGGTACACACAAGAACCTGCCTATCGTGCTGGACGAGATGACCGACATGGAAGCATCCGACCTGAGCCAGCTGGCGTACACCGTCACCCAAGGTGTGGAACGTTCCCGCATGACATCCAGTGGTGGTAAGGTCAGCCTTGCCACCCAGCATACGTGGCGATCAGTCGTGGGGTTGACGGCCAACGAAGACATGCACGCCAAGCTCGCTCAGTTCAATGCCAACACGCAGGCCGAGGCTGTTCGTATGATCAGCGTGAACTTCGCAACCTACGGGGTGCCCATCCTCAAACCGGCCAGTCTGGCTTCGGACGCCCTGGAAGAAATGCGAGCAAACAGCGGCCATGCTGGCGACGCGTTCCTGCGATTTGTGGTGGCCAACCAAAACGATGTGGCCAAGTTGTTCAGCTCGATTAACAAGCGAATGAACCAGCTGATGCCGCAATCGGAGTATCGGTTCTTCCGCAACCACGCGACATGCACACTGACAGCTGCCCGGATTCTTATCGACCTCGGCATCGTGGACTTTGACTACGCTGGTCTGGAAGACTTCACCAACCGCCTGATGCACGACCTGATGGGCACCGTGGTGACGTCCAACGTCACGACGCCGGAAGACGCGATGGGCCGTATGGTTCGTGATTTGTCCAACCGCATCATCGTGACAGCGACGTACCGCGACACCCGTACCGACGCACGAGGCCCGGAAGAGAGCATGTCCCGCGTGATCGGAACACCGGCAGGCCGGCGTGTGCTGGGTATTGCAAGCCCCAACAGCACCGAGAAGGTGGACCCCAAAGTGGTGGGCAAGCTGTTTGTGGCTAAGCGGGAGTTCAACGACTGGTGCGCCAAGAACCGTGTCGACCCCAAGACCGTGTTGGACTACTGCAAGAGCGTCAAGTGGCTCGTGCCATTCTCGGAGCGGTTCAACATCGGGCGGGGGACAGCGTTCACCACGGGATCTGCCGCAGTGTATGCCTTTGACTTCGATGCGATGGAAGGCGCAGTGGACAAAACTTCGGGTCCAGCTACTGTTGCAAATGTGCAACATGCGGTATCATCCGCTGGCCAGTGACCCTGGTTTCTCCTCGGAAGGGATTACCCCCGGCCTAACCCGCCGGGGGTTTTTTATTTCAGCAGTTCCAAGCCTTGAGGGACAACGCTTTGCGCGTAGGCTTACCCTTCTCATCTTTCATAGGCCCGGGCATGCCAGACATACGGGCACAGAACGAATCCCGGCGCTTAGCGTCTTTCTCCGTTTTTGGATGTGGGGCTGGTGGCTTCAGCCCCGGCTTGCCTGGGTTAGCCTTGTTGTAAGACGCACGCCCCTTGGCGTTCAGACCGCCCTCGGGATTTTTTCCTTCTTTGCGTTGCCATGCTGGTGTCTTGGCCATCTTTCACTCCTTACAGGTTAGCTTCTGCCAGCACCGCGGCGCGGTTGGCCTTGTTGTACTGGACGCCGCCCACGGTCTGACGCTCGCGCTTGGCTTGGTCTTGCGGCGCTTTGAGCAGTTCAGACATTGGCTGACGGGTGTACCCACTGTTCATACGGGCAGCTTGCAGCTTGGCCCAAGCTTCGCGTTGCGCAGCCATTTCCGCGGTATCCCCAGACTTGGCAGCCTTGGTGTAGCGGTTCTTGATCTCCGTCGAGCGGTCCTGAAACTTCTGCCCCACGTCGCGGATGTTCTGCTGGCGCTCATAAACCACAGCCTGCTTCACGGGGGAAAGCCCGATAGCCTGCCACACAGCGTCCAAGCTGGAGATTTCCGATTCAGGCAGCACCACGTCACCGTTGCGGCGAGTCATACCTTCGTTGGCAATGCGAGCGGCTTTCATCGGATCTGCCAGGCCTTTCGGCAGCATTTGCTCCAGGCCCTTGTACCAGTCGCCCGACAACATCAAACCCAAGCCATCGGCAAACTTGGCTGCCATACCCGCAGCCGCACCGCCCAGCAACTGACCAAGCGCTTCATACACGCCGGACTTGGTTGTCAGGTCAGCGTTGCTAAACGGCATGATGGAGAGCATGTTGCCCGCGCCGACTTTGCCAGACAAGTCCATACCAGCGATGGTGGGCGCTCCGCGCAGAATCAGGTTGGCGATATCCTCGTCACCTATCATAGTGCGCAGCTCTTTGGTCAGATCGTATTCTTCGTCGTCATCGCCGAGCAGTGCGCCCAAAATCGCCGAAATCGCAGCGTAACCGGGCAAGCCCATGACACCAGCCAGCATGCCGGTGTGGCCAAGCGAGTACGCCAGAGTTTTCAAAGCCATCGCACGGTCTTTGCCTTCATAGGCATCACGGATCAGCTTGGCGTAGAACGTCAACTGAATCAGCTGGAACTTGCGGAACTGCAGTGCCACCTTGCCCACGGGGTTGTTAAACACACGCGGGGAGTTAAACGCGGTGTAGTCACCATGGGTCTCAGTCAGGATGCGGTCAGCGTAGTCCAGGGCTTTTTCAGCGCTGCCAGTCTTGGCCAGCTCCAGGCGATACGCAGCAATGGCTGTGGACAACCTGTTGATAGCCTCAACCTTTTGAACTGCGATACGCATGCCCTTGTCGACTTTGTTCCAGCGATCCGTAAGCGCGCCGCTACCGTCAATCTTGAATTCACCGAGTTCCGTCTCCAGGCCAATGTCGATCTTGCCGCGGTTGGCCAGCTCTTGGATAGCAGCGCGTACGTCGGCGGGCACTTTGGAGAAATCAAATTGCTGCTCGAACAGTTTGGCGGACTTCATGAGCGGGCCAAGCTCAGAGTAAGCTTTGAACAGCGCAGTCGACGAGCTGCTGTAGTTGTGCCGCCCAGCCATCGCCGGTACCGACATCATCCACGGTTGCGTCAAGTTCTGGAAATAGTATGCAGGGCTAGTGGCCAGATACCAGATTGAGCTCAAACGCGTCAGCTTGTCGATCGTCGGGGTGTCCCCACGGGCCAGCGACTTTTCGTAGCGGGCCATGATCTCATTCATCAGCTCAGACTTGCGGTCGCGATTGCCGCCTTGCTTAACTTGCGCGCGCATTTCTTGGACTGCGTCCTGCACTTGCGGGTTCATCTCAATAGAAGCGAGGAACTGCGCATCGGCCCGCCCCTGAGAAGCAAACGAGCGAAGCATGTCCACTTCGCCTGCAACACCGCGGCGGCGCATCTCCGACTTGCGGGCGCTGTTCTCGGACAGGTTCTGCAAGAACAAGTCTGTTACCAAAGTCTGCATTGCTGCGGCGCTCTTGTCGCCCTCTGCGGCGCGGGCATTGATAACTGAGCGCAGGCGTGTCAGCGCATCCAGTGTGCTGTTGTTGGCCATCTCATCGCGGCCAAACTTGGTCTTCTCAAAGAAGTCCACGGCGTCCGGGGAAGCGCCGAAGAAGCCCTGTTCACGCAGCTGGTCAGCCAACGCACGAGCCTCCGACTTGGTCTGGGTAAAGCTCACATGGTAGTGGTCAGGGTCAGCCTTGAACCGGTTCAGGGCAGCGGTGTCATTAAGCTCTTCCGCCTTGCGGTACGCTTCAGACTTGGCGACAACCACATAATCGCCCATGCGCTTGATTGGAGCGTAGGGTTTACCCTCACGAATGGCAAACATCGACGCAAACTTTTTCAGGTCTGCAGCCTTGTCGGCTTTCAGCTTGGCCAGTTCCTTGGGGTCCGTGGTTGCTGCAATCAGCGCATCGTACTCAGATGAAGCGTAGTCCAAGACGGTCTGCTTTTTCTGGGACAGAATCTTGTCCCCGTGGGCAAACACTGCCTTGATGAACGCCTGGCTCTTGGGGTCCAGCGCATCGAAGCGGGCACCCATCTCGGCGTCGCGGTATTTGCCGTAGCCCCATTTCATGGTGCGAGTGGAGTCGAACAAAAACTGGTTGACGCTGTTGGGGCCAGTACCTTTGTCTTTCTCAGGCAGCGTAGCGTACTGGTCAGCGATGCGCTCGACACCCCGCTCCAGCGCACGGGCCTTGGTGCCACGCTCGGCCAGCAAGCGCTCAAATTTCTTAGCCGAGGAGACGCCAGCGTCCACAGCGCGGCTCAGCAAGTCGCTAGTAAATACCACGCGGTCAATCGCTTTGTTGGCGAAGTCCGTGATGGACGCGATGCTGTTGCGCACCGGCTTTTGAGCTGCCGGCGGCAGCTCCCCGATCAGGCTTTCTTTGCTCCGGCTTGCGAGCGCAGTTGGCCCTTCTCGTCGAGGGAGTCCAGGAACTCGAGCCGCGCCTTGATTGCCTCCGGCGGCACCGCGATTGCGGAACGCAAGGGTGCGCTTCGCTGCAGTTTCTGCCTTCTGGACTTGAAGCGCTCTTGTAGACTTGATGTCATTGACGACCTCTTTCATAAACGCCGCTGTCTGAGGGGCGTGTTGTTCTAGGAAAGCCCGGCTCTTAGCCCGGCTGTACAGCGCAAAGATTTGGGCAAACAGTTCCATCTCTATGATGGAGTTGGAGTCCAGTTCCTTATGCGCTTTCGCATTAAACGGATACTCCAGAAACTTTTGCACCGCCGGCATAGATTTATACAGCGCGTGCAGTTCACGAGCTATCTTGCCTACGGGAGTAACTACCCCGTCCTTAAGCGACACGCTCATCTCCGGCTGGCCAGAATATACACCGCCGTGCGGGGCCATATCAACTGCATGCCCAATCTCGTGCATTGCCACTTCTGCTGCGTAGCCGGGAGTATCAGCCTTGGCCAAGTTCACTGTGGCGTTGTAGCGACCATTATCCGAGCGCAGCAGCCCATGGAACGCGTCCTTAGAGTTGTCGCTGATCAGCTCCCAGTCGCTAATAAAGTCGAGCGCGTTCTCAATTCCGAGATCGGCCAGCTCATCACGGATGTCGTCAATCCCACTAACCTGCGCTTCAACGTCTTCAAACTCTATGAAGTTACGGCTACGGCTTGCGAGAGGATTACTACCACCAACAATCTCATTAGCAGCAGACAGGTTGGCCACGCCACGGTGTGCCAGATCATCCCAGCGAGTGCGTTCCTCTTTGGTCAGCGACTCATAGGGCGGCATGCCGGGGGTGCTATCGGCTAGCGCTTCCCACTGCTCTTGCGGGGTGCGGATTTCTTCGGCGGCTGGCTTACCTTCGGCGGCAGCTTTGCCCCCTTCGGTGTCTCCTTCGCCCACCGCTTTGCCACCTCGGGCTCGTTGGCGAACAGAAACTTCCTCTGCGCTTGGCTCTTGAACGGCATTGGTTTTCTCCAGTTTGGCCGCGGCAACAGACAGCTCCTTGGTCTCGCCGCTCTTGAACTTCACAGTAACCGTAGTGCTAGCGCCGTTGCCAGCAAAGCTAAGCACCGTACCTGTACCCAACTTGGGATTGACGACGGTGTCGCCAACTTCCAGGCCCTTGCGTTCTGCTGCAGTTTTCGCAGCAATCTCGGCGCGTAGCTTGGCAGCTTCAGCCTCCTGAGCTTTGCGCTTATCCTCGCTGAGTTCTTCAGCTGCCGTGGTCGGTGCTTCGGTTTTAGCTTTGGCCGCCTTGGGGGCAGCTCGCTTGGAGCGCTTATCCGACTGCTCAACACCCTTGGCCAACACTGCGTCCAGCTCTGCGCTGATACGAGCTGCGGCTTCTTCGTCACCGTCGTTTTCGGCGGCTTCGAGTTGCTCAGACAAACGCAGGTATTTAGCCTGATTCGTCTCGACCTTGTTGTAGCGCTCTTGCAGGCTTTCACCGGACTTGCGGCCTTTAACTTCCAGGCCTTCGTCAATGAGCTCACGCTCCGTACCCGCAACGACTTGCTCGGGTGCCTGGGCAGCTTCTTGTGCAGCCTTGACGCCAATGCCGTCCATCAGTTCGGCAACGGTAATGCCGTGCTGATCCGCAACTGCACGGAACGCAGCAGCCAGCTTGGTCGGGTCATCCTGCATAGCCTTGGCCTTCGCAGACCAATCTTTGGCTTGGGATTCTTTGATACCAAAATCTGCAGCCATGACTGCCAGCGAGTCGTACGGCCCGTTGACCAATAGCGTGAAGATGAAGTCGCGCTGTTTCTGCGCGGTGGCTTCATCCATGCGGGAGGTCGGAGGTACAAGAAGCTGCATCGCTTCATCAGCGATAGCTTCCATGCGGTCAGCGAGTACCTCTGCCGCAGTGCTTACTTGCCCGACTTCAGGTACGGCTTGAGTACGCCCGGCAGGTTGACCCATGCTTGGCGCAGTTGCTCCTTGGCCTGCGGGCTGTACTGCGGTTTGGGTGGTTTGGCCGACGGTTTCTGCGGGCTGTTCATTTACTTGCCCCGGCCCTTGCCCCTGCCCGACAGGCTCGGATACGCCAACACCGGTGTCTGCACTGGTGCCTGTCCGTACTCCGCCTGCTGTCGGCTGTCCAGCTTGCTGGCCAGTCGGTCCCGCTCCGACACTTCCTGCTCCGACGGGTTGAACTTGAGCGGGTCGTACAGCCCCAGCTCCTCCAGAGATTGCTTCTCCTGCTCCGCCTTGGACTGGAACTTCTCCCACCCCGGCATTTGTTTGCAATTGCAGTTTTCCATCTTTAGCTCCTTTGGTTGCTTTCGGTTGCTGGGCTGCAATATAGCCCGCGGTGTCTTCGCCGGTCAGGGCGGAGTAAACAGCGTTGAGCTGATCCAGCTTTTGCCCTTTGAGGCTATTGGATTGCTCGTTGAGAATCTGCGCGGCTTCGTCCACAGACTGGACATGCCCAATCTGCAAGCCAGTGGCGACCTTGCCCACGGCGTCAAACGCTTTCTGTACAGACTTGACTGGGTCGTTTGCGTTGAACTGGTAGTTCAACATCATGTTCCCTGTGGCGGCGCTCGCCTGATTCACCGCTTGTGCGATGGCCAGCTGGGTGGGGGTCATGTTCTGCGTAACTGCGGCCACTGCGTCAGCTACGGCAGGAACTGCGGGGCCATAGATCGGCTTACCGAACAAGTTGCCCTTAGTCGGATTTTGCGGGTCAGCAATACCGAACTCGGAGTAAATACGCTCGCGTGTAGCTTGCTGTTGCAGAGCTGCTTGCGTAGCCTGATTCTCTGCATTAGCCTGTTGTTGCGCAAAAGCAACATCGGTCTCACCGCCAGCGACGACGGGAGGCGCGGGCACAGTAGCACCCTCATACAAACCAGCGCGACCGCCCAGCAGATTGGGTTGGCCAGCGAGGCCGGCCATGAGGTTTTCAGCAGAGGCTTCCGACTTGGCCGTGAACTCTTGAGAGATTTCGTTCTTCGGGGCGTCAGGCGTAGTGGGAGTTTCGCCACTTTGGTTGGAGCCAGGCAGGAAACTGGACGAACGACGCCAGCCACCAACAGAGCCAAACGCGCCACCCAGTACTGCGCCACCGATAGCAGATTCTTTGTACCTCTCAAGCGCAGCTTCATCTGTGAGGCTGACATTGGGGTTGACCGCCATGCGGCCAAGCTGGTTGGTCACTTCCTGCAGTGTTTCACCAACGGCTTCCTGTGCGCCAGACTTGGCCATGGACGAGCCGGTACGCAATGCAGCACCAGTCACGCCAGTTGTCCGGTCCAGCATGTTCACAGCGCGTGCGCCCATACCGCGGGATAGTGCACCTTCAACGCCGAACGCATTCAGAGCGGCGTAGGGAACGCCCAGAGCTGCAGCGGCTCCGAAGTTGGTCTGGCCTTCTTCCCGCTGGTTACTGAGAACATCGCCTACCGCGGATGGATAGGATGCGGCGACACCACCAACGGTGCTGCCAATGTTCAGTGCCTTCTTGGCTGCGGCGAGTTCCTCAACAGTCTGGGCTCCAGCAAGCGCCGCACGAGTACCGGACATAAGCCCGCGAGTGACAAGACCGCCAGCCAGTGCTTCAGCTGCGTAGGGCACCGATTGAATGGCCAGACCCTTGGCGTAGCTACCGAAGTCGCCAATACCGTGGACATCTTTCCATTCTTGGACAGCGCCCATCTCACGGGCACGCTCAGAAGCCAGGTCAGCACGAAGTTCGTTTTCACGACGTTGTGCTGCCATCCAGCCAGAAGCAGACTCCGCGCCAAGTGCACCCAAGGCAGCTTCGCCTACGCCATACAGACCAGCTTGGTAACGGTCGATCGCAGAAGAAAACTGCTGCCCAGTCAAGCCACTGCGCGATTGCGAATAGCCAACTTCCGAAGCAATTTCGGCGGGGCTAATTCCATACCGATCCGCCGCTTGCGTAATAACATCTGCATCTGTTGCAGCATTAGGAAACAGGGAGCGAAGTTGGTCTAAAGTGGCCATGAGAGCTCTTATCTGGACGGCAATGCAGTCATACGGTCTTCCCCTTTGCGTGCATCAAGCTCGCGCTGGGCGTCCGAGGCTTCGGCTGCACTTACGCCTTTCGGTCTGTTAGCCATTCGCTGAAGCGCTGAGGTAGTAGCATTGTATAGGGGGCGCCCCGGAACCGCTACTGCTTGTTCTACTGAGCTACCAGCTTTTACGTCAGCGTCAATCAAGCGATCCAGCTTGGACTGTTTAAGACCGCCCGCAGGTTTGTAGTCGCCCGGCTTGTTAGGGTCAGGTACGTACAAAACACCGCCCTTCGTGACCGTACCGTCAGCGTTGACCTTAATAGATTGATCCACGTCAGGCTTCTTAAGCTGCGCGACGATGCCAGTGATGTCGCCAGACTTTTGCGCCGCGGCAGTAGCGCCCTTGAGCAAGACCGACTGCCCCTTGGAACCGGCCTGATCTTCAGGAGACATCGCAGCGTACTCGTCCAAGTACGGTTTCATAGCAGCGCGAGCGTCTTTGTTTTCGTTGCTCAGCTTAACCATGTTGTTGTACACACCTGCATGCGCGTTCGAGGCATTGGCGGCCCCAATAGCCTGTTTAGCTTGGGCACCAAACAAGTCTGCTTTGAGCTTGGCAGCCAGTTCGGTTTCTTGAACGCCAACCTGACGCTCCTTGAGGCTCTGCTCTTTGTGTTTCCAGTAGCTCTCGGGGCTGGACGAGGCCATCATCAGCTCCTGAGTCTTACCAGTGAGCATCTGCAGCGTCTGGATATTCGCCGGCAACTGAGTTTCTTTACCATCTTTGCTGGTGATGACAATAGCTTTATCCCCACCCATGGCGCTTGGCACGAGCTTAGCCGTACCACCGTCGTTCAGACCGGGTAGCTTGTTCTCGTTGTACAGCGGGATGAAGTGCTTCTCAATGATTGCACCGATATCACCCTTGGTCTCCTGCAGCTCTTTCATGATCTGGCTCTGGAAACCCAGGGCGTTCTCTTGATTTACTGCATAGCGTTCTTGGCGCTGTGCGGCCTTAAGACCCAAAGCTCCGGTTTCTTCTTCCCGAGCAGCCTTACGGCTGATCCCGCGCAAGCGGTTGATGTACTCGGTATCGGCTTGCTCCTGCGTATAGCGGGTGCCCACCATGGGGGCGTTTTCCGGCAGCGCCGCGCCTTGGCGCTGGGCGTTCTCGCGTAGGACACCTTGGACGGATTCAGCCACGGCACGATCAAACTCATCACCACCGGCCCCAGTATTGATAGCGAGAGCCCGAGCTTGCTGCGGACCGATACCCGCAGTTTGTTGCAGCGAGGGCGCATAGTCCGTGCCGCCCACTTTAGCCTGTGTCTCTGCCGCAGCTTGCTCGATGGCAGCTTCGCGTGCTTTCTCTGCTTTGCGCCACTCAAATTCCTGCGCCCGCTGCGCAGCTTCTTGGTCGCGCCGCTCTTGCTCTTTGAGAGTTGTGTATGTATTCAGGCCGCCTTGAGCCAGACCGCCAGCAAATGCGCCGAGGTTAAATGCCATGATTTTTCCTTACTTGAACAGTCGGCCCAGTGCAGACGTTGCAAAACCGCCAGTGCCACCAGACATAGCCGCCATACCAAGGGTGCCCAGTGCCGAGCCAAACCCGGCGGAACTCTGCGCTGCCGCAGCCTGTTGCGCGTTGTACGCACTGACATCAGCGTTGTACTTGCCGACGCCCAGCTGGCCAAGCCCTTGCCAGCCTTGCAAGCCAGTGCTGGTCGCACTGTTAAGCGAACTACCCATAGTAGCAAGGTTGCCAAACGCGCTCTGGCCAGCGCCAAAGCCTTGCATCCCGTAGCCCATGGCTGCGTTAGTAGCGTTGAGCCCGTAGTTAGCTGCGGTGCCTTGCGCGCCGAAACCTGCAGCAGACGACGCAGTGCCGGTCTGAGTAGCATTCAAGCCAAGCCCCGTCGCCGTCGCAGACTGCGCCGGAAGACCTGCATACATGTTGTACACGTTAGCCTGTTTCTGCAGGCCGAGCTCTTTGGCTGCTTGGCGGGTCTGGTTGGCTGCTGCGGCTTGAGCACTGGCCAGCTGGATGGCGTTGGCGTTGGCTTGCCCTTGGGCAACGCCCGAAGTGGGGTCGATACCATACGCACGCTGCTGCATCATCTGTTGCTGACGGGCATTTTCCGCGGCAGACTTGATGTCGCCCATGGCGAGACCAGCCAAGCGCTCTCGCTCAGCCTCTGTGTTGTACAGGTCCGCTTCTGCTTTAAGCTTCTCCATCGCGGGGATGGCACCTTGTTCATAGCGGGCACGGTCTTGCTGGGCATAGCCGCGCTGCTCTTCGGCCAAGCTCTTAGCGTATGCGTACTGGTCTGCCATACGAGCCTGCTCTTGCGCAGCAAGGTCCGTCATTTTCTGGGACTGCGCGATGGCCGACTGCGAGTAGGTGTCAGCGGAAGCTTGCTGCTTCTCCGCCAGAGTCTGCTGAGCTTGCGACTGCTTGAGGAGCTCGGGATAAATGGTCGTCTTGAACATGTCCCACTGCTGGGACGACAGATCAGCCATCTGTTTTTGGGCAAGCCCGATGTTGGGGTCAGGAGCCGGAGCACTACCACCGCCGCCTTTGCCGCCTTCCAGAGTCATCGAACCCTTCCAGCCGCGATGCTGGAAAGCGTTTTCTGGGAGCGTGTCCCATTCAGTTGTGTGCCACCGTGCCATTCTTTACTCCAATCCACCGGCACTCCTCACGGAGCATACCGTACAAGATCATGTCTGTGCCGTCAGTACAGGCCCTGCGTACAAGGCCTTCTCTTGTAAATCCAACGTGCTCATCAAAGCGCTGAGCTGTTAAGTTGTCTGCCCTGACAAGCCCCGTAATCCTGTTGCATTTGAGTTGAATGAACGGGTAAGCAAAGACGCGCCAGAGAAACTCCCTGGTCATCCATTGTTTGCCCGGCTCCGCTGCAACGTGCATGGATATCGAGGGGCCTGTGTACAGGTTGTAAACCACACCAGCAATCAGTTGGCCGTCCTGCTCGTGGCCAATCCCAACAGCTCCACCTCCAAATTCATCCTCATCCACGCGGTCTCCAACCCATTTAATGATGCGCTGGTCCTGACCATAGACAACGGTTTTCATAGGGCTGTATCTTACCCGGAGTGCTCGATTCTGGAAAGAAGCAAGTTAACCTGATTGATTACATCCGCTAGCGTGGCCGTAGTCGGCAGCGGGGCAAGCGAAACTGCCCCTGGGCGAGCGCCAGTGATCAGCTCCACGTTAGCTTTGAGGGGCTCAACCACCCGGGCAATGTCGAGCGGGAGACTTCCCGTAGCTGGAATGGATGGCTTTCTCATACCTGACGCATCTCCCCAATCGAGGTCGCCATAACGAAAGTACGCATCGGCGCGTTGCCCGTCAGCAGGACTTCCCAGTAGTACTCTTTACTGGTGGCCGGCAACCTGATCGGCTCCTGATCCGTGTATCCCACAACAGCAACCAGCTGGCTGTTAGCGTAGATAGACGCCTGGACCGTACGGGTGTCCGCCAACGCTGGGATGTCCTGCATGATGCTTCCGTTCACAGTCACGCTGTTGAGCGTTCCCCCGTCGACCACGCTCTGCAGCGGGGTTCCGGCAGCCCAAATGGCTTGGTTAGAAGCAACAATCGCAGCGACCACGGCGTTATACGCCGTGGTGTCGTCCATGTAATCCCAGTTGGCCTGGGCTTTGGTAGCCGCAAAATTGGTCGGCTCGGGTAGCAGGAACACCTTGGAGCGCCACTCATAGAACGTATTGTTCAGCGGGTCGGCGTCGAGCTGGTAAATGCTGTTGTCCACGGGGTTGACGAAATATACGTTTGCCGTGGCACGCTGTACGAACACTGCCTGCGAGGCTACGTCAAGAGTCACCAGCGGAGGAGAGTCACCGCGCATGAGGATCAGGGCGGACTTTGTGGTCCCCGCCTGATAGAACGCGATGTACATGTTCTGGTAGATGACCCCCACCATGCTGGTAGGCACGTACGTCTGCCACTCATCGCGGGTAAACAGCGCCCGGCTGATCACATCTTGCGTGCCCGCAGCGATCGACACAAGCCCGTTGGGACTGGCGTACAGCACACCGAACTGGTCACTGGTGATGGACTTCTTGGAAACGCACGGCTCGGGCAGCGGCACTTTTTCCTGGGACATTGCCCCGGGTTGGGAGCCCGTAATCAGGTAGGGGGTCTGCGTTGTACACACAACCAGAGTTTGCCCAAAGACGCCAAGACCGACGATCGGAGCGCCCACAGTCATCATGTAGCTCGCTGGCCATGCGTGCGGCAGGAAAGGCTCAGAGAACCAGACCTGATTGCCCACAAAACCCGCCAAGATCCCATTGGGCATGGCGATCAGACCTTGCAGCCCGCTGGGGGGAGGGGTGAAATACAGCGAAGACAGTGCCGCACCAAGGTTAGCAACGGCCACGTTGTCTGTGAAAGAACCTGAGGCCGCCCCTGTCGCCGGGTTGACAGAGACTGAGCCTACGTAGAAATACGTAGAGGTAGAAGCCCCGGTTACCGAGCGGTAGACCCGCAGCTCTGTGATATTGTAGTTGGCCGCCGTAGTTGGCGCAGTGCCGAACCCACTGACCGTCACCGTAGTGGTCGTAGTCGCCAGACTGATCAGCGTTGCAGGGCTGGGTGCGGACTCTTCCGTAATCGACCCAAATGTGCTGACGTACGTATAGATATACGCACGCGTCTCTGCAGTACCTGTGGTGGCGGACAACGTAGGAGCAACAGTGGGAGCGGTGACCCCCATGTTGAGATACGCGTTCGGGAAAGGCTTTGTGCCGGTTCCGCTGGTTGTCGCCAGAGCCCAGTTAGTTTTCTTGGGAGCGCCATCCCCAGAGTAGTAGACCCGGAAATCTGTTGTGTCAGCCACAGGACTAGTCACAACGTCTACATCGGTGCCCCATTCAAGCCAGGCAGAGCCACCGGTGCTTGAGTTTTCGAGCTTGAAGATGGAGCGGGTATCGGACAGCCCGCACACGTAGTTCAGCACAGGTTTGCGCCACGGGCGCAGCTCACCTGACTGCAGTTTGACGTTCTTGGCCACCTGCGCCTGATTTGGCGCGAGCTCCATCGGCCCGACTCGGGGCGAGATACCGGAAAATCCTTCTAGCTTCAGATACGGCATGCCCGCCCCTTACGTTTACTCAGCAGCCGGAGCTTCGGTGACGTCGGCTTTCTTGCGAGACTTCTTGCCGCCAGCGGCTTCGATCTCATCAGCAAGCGCTTTACCTTCGTCGTTCAGGTTAAATACACCATCATCGCCTAGGGCACCGACTTTTTTGCGGTCAGCCATAACGCCAACGATGATGTTGCCAGCTACCAGCTCAGCGCCGGTAGCTTCCATGAATTGCTCGTAGCTCAAAGCCATGCGAGTCTCCAGTTAAGTTGAACACCGTGTGATTGTAGGGGTTCAGGCCAGATTGTCCATGCCCGTCATCAAAGCACTGGCATCTGCAACCTCGGAAACGCGGCGGCCCCAGCCCTTGCCAAAAGTTCCCCAGGTGGGCAGGCTCTGCAAAAACATCAGTCGCCTGTGGTTGAACTTCTCCGCGACTTCCTTGGGGTTGTGCGCGGCTACAGCCTTCAGCGTGCCCGGGCCAATCGCGCCATCTGCGGTAACACCGACGACTTCTTGCAGGAACTTGGCAGCCCGTCCCGGGCCGCTGTTAATCGCACAGTCGAATACAGCGTAGTCCACACCAGCAGGAAGCGCATCGCCGCTCACTTTGTTCCAGTACTTCGCTTTATATAGCGGGGCCACGTCCTGCGGTGTCAGGTTACGCATCGTTTTTTCGTCGACGGGATGCCCGACCCACTCTTCCCACACAGCCTTGGTGCAGCCCAGATTGGTCATGCCGCCCGGGTCGGATGGGTGATTCACAAAACCGCCCTCATGCTTGAGCACAGCCTCCAGAGACTTTTGGAAATTCTCAATCATTTGGCAGCTCCGTCAATAACGCTAGGGGTCATGTCTTTCTTGTGGTCATGGCTAGCCCCGAAGTAGTAGGACAGCACCATGGTCGTGGCCGCATTCACAGCCCCGAGCACGTAGATCAGGATGTCTTTGCGCGTACCTTCAATGTCGGGGAGGAACATGATGGCAGCAAACAACAGGAACGACAGGGCCACAGTGCCCAGCGCCAGCACCGGCGTCACTACCTTGTTGATCATGGGGGCATCTTGGCTCGTGGCGATAGCGATCTCACGGGCTCGGGCGTCAGCGCGATCTTTGGCGTCGAGCTCCATCTGGAACTCTTCGTGCTTGTTGGCGGCTTCGCGCAGCGCGGTGGCCTCTTCGGCGGTCATGTCCGGCTTGAGCTCAATGCCGGTTTTTTCCTGCACGTAGTCAACGCCCTTATCTACTACAGCCTGCGCCAGCTTGGGGAGATTGTTGGCCAGAAGCCCAGAAACAATAGATGCGACCAAAGGGATCATGGCTTCCTCACGACAATCCAAATACCATACATGACCAGACACCACGCCAGGGCAACTGCTGCCGCTACCGCAACGTACTGGGTAATTTTTTGCTGGCGTTCCCGCTGCAGCTTCTTAGCCCGCTCCGCGGCTTCTTTAGCCTCTCGGCGTTTGCGGGCGGCCATAGCTTGAAACTTTACCCAGTCTTCCCACATGCCCGGGCGGCCTGCATAAACCATGGACTCGCGCAGGTGCTCTTCTTGCTGTCGTAGCTTCTCGAGCGCCAGGAATTCTTCCAGATCGGTGCGGCCTTCCAAGGGGCGGCCCCCGGCTTTTTCGACTGCGTTTTCCTGCAGCTGTGACTTTAGCTCGAAGTACTCAATCGCTTTGCTGCCGATATCGGCCAGCTCTTTTCCGTTACTCAGTGCTGCTTTGATCACCGAAAACGCCGAGTTGGCTGCACTTATGAGAGCCAGGCTTTCGACGATCATGGCGGTGTCCTTACAGCCCAACGAGTTTTTTTACAAACTCGGCTGCGGCCCCAGGGCCTAGTAGTACGGCAGCGAGCACGGCGTAAAGCCAGTACTCGATCTTGTTCATGCGCTTATCACCAGTGGCCAGCGCCTTGTCTATGCGGGAATAGCGTTCCGCGCACACGGCTTCGTGTGATTGCAATCTTGCCTCCGTGTGGGTGACCATAGGTTCTGCCATGTACTACTTTCAATACTTGCCTTCAGCAAACACGTTGACGAACACCGTGCCGTCTTCGAGCGCCTCAATCTCATGCCACTCGTTTGCCACAAGGTTCACCGGCTGGGTGTCCTTGGTCATGACTAATTCGCGATTTTCTTTACGGATAATGATACTACCCGCATTGCATAGAGTTAGGTGTGAAAATAAATGCTCATGTTTTGGTAAACCTTCACCTTTGGAAACATGGTAGACATTCAAGGTAGTGTTGTTTAAAGTGACTGAAAACTTAGGGGTTACTGGTGTATTCATAGTGTTTGCGCACCAACAATAATTGGTTGTGCTTGCCCGATAGGTTGCGGATCACTGATATTTGCGCCAATACCGAGGTAATCAGGGCAAAAAACTGCGCCAGGACATTGAGACAAATCATCAAGAATAATCATATCCAAGATAAGACCGGTTTCATTAATAATAGCTGCTTTAATCATTTCAAAAACTCCAAAATTACGATTTGTCCTGGGGAACCTACTCTTGCGTTTATGCCATAGGCACCGCATCCTGCGTTATTTACGAATGCAGCTTTTCCGCCAAAACCATATGAAGATGTATATGCACCGTATGCGTCCTGGGCCACGCCCGCTGCTCCATCACCGCCGTAGCCGCCGCCACCGGGATAAGGTGCTCCCGACACTCCTGCTTGAAATTGCTCAGAGTAATTAGAGGGAGTAGCACCTGGCTGAAGTAAACTAATAAGAGATGCTCTCGACAAGGCCACTGTACCTGAGATAGTAGTAGCGGCAATACCCGCAGTAGCGCCTGATCCATTGTTACCCCCAGTGCCGCCGCCGCCGCCGCCCATGTTAGTGCTAGCGTTACCGCCAGTACCACCGGCGCCTGCACGAGACCCAGCGCCGCCGCCACCCCCGCCGCCGCCACTACTAGTGGAAACACCCGTACCACCATTGCCTCCGTTGGCGTTAAAGCTGCCTCCAGAAGCAACACCTCCTGCACCCCCTGCGCTACTTACCGCGCTTAGTCCAGCGGAACTTGTAACTGTAATAGTATCAAAAGTTGTGTTCCCGCCAGATGTACCAGATCCAGTACCCCCAGCCCCAATGCTAAAAGAGTAGCTAGCGCTTAAGGTTCCAGAATAATATTTTTCTGAATATCCTGCACCACCAATACCACCACTTGCGTTAGTACTACCGCCGCCAGTTGCTCCTGAAACCATAACCAAAAAGGAATTAACATCAGAAGGCACTACATAAGTGGTCCCTGAGTTAAACGTACGCATACGCATATAAACTGTTGCGGTGTTAATCTGCGTATTATTTGGGAAAAGTACCCCAGTCGAATTAAGAGTTGCTGTCATTTTTTCACCTTACACAACGCTAAAACCATTTGCTTGATCCATTTGGAATTTTGTCACGCCGCCGTATTTGAACAGCAGCATGCCGCCAGATTCTTCGACTGCCCAATTGCCCGTGGACAGCTTGCCCGCGCTCGTCGCGTTTGTTGCGTTTGTCGCGTTTGTTGCGTTTGTCGCGTTTGTTGCGTTTGTCGCGTTTGTCGCAGTAGCGACCGCCCCAGAAATCTTACTCCCGGCTAACGACGTGATCCATGCGGGGTCTGCATAGCTACCAGATGTATATACGCCGTTTGTTACGGTACCTGCGTTGCCGGTTACATTACCCGTGACATTTCCCGTGACATTTCCCGTCAAATTACCTGTGACGTTTGCAACGACGCCATCAGAGAAAGTTTTGACTCCGGTGACAGTCTGCGCGCCATCAAGCTGCATCAGATTATTAAGCCCGGCAGCCGTAATCCGTAGTTCAATTTTGTCTGCGGCGGCGTACGCACGAGGCGTAGTCCCCTCTTGCCCGCGAACAACGGTCAAGATGTCGCCCGAACGTGCGGTGACTTTCACAATCTCCAGCTGGTTGCTAGAGTTAGTTAGCGTGGCGTAAAAATATGCTCCCGCCGTAATGGCCGGAAAAAGCGCGCCCTGCCCGGTCGTGACAGTGACTGCCGTAGCGCCCGCGGAAATCGAAGCCGCTAGGGGGGCTGATGCGTTGTTTGTAAAAAGTACTGGCATGACCTACCTTCAGCTCAGGTTTCGCAGCTTGTACAGCGTGCTTAGGTACAGTTCGACAGCCTCGTCGATCAGATTCTGAATCGCGGTGTCTTCTTTTGGTACCGCAGTGTATCGCAGCTTCTCGATTGCAGCCAGTTGTTTTTCAAGCACGGAGACAGCGTCACCTTTAGGGGGCGCATCCAGATATGGGATGTCAATAATTTCATGTCGGCCTTGGTATGCCTCAGCGATTGAGTCGGCAATTCCCACGATGCCTTCGTAAAAAGCGCCCAGTGCCATGTGTTGGGCGTATGACTTTGTGCGTAGGTGTTCCCGATGCGCGAATTCTCGGCTCAGAAACAGCAAGGCGATGAGACGTCCAATCATGGTTTATCCTTCGATGAGTTTGCCAACACGGGCCTCGAGCTGAAGCAGCCGCTCCGCCAATTTAATTGCGGCCACCAAAGCAGCGTTGCCATAGTTAACTGACAGCAGGCCGTCTTCGTTTTCCACAACAGAATGCGGCATCACCGGGCGAAGGGATTGCGCGGATACACCGTCTTGCGTGACGGGCGCATCGAGGCGATCGTATGTGCCGTGTTTGACTGAGGCGAGCAGTTCCAAGAAGTCTGAACGCAGATCACGCCAATCAGTCTTTAGGCTTTCATCCGAGCTTGCGGACATAGCTGTAGCGGTCAGCGTGCCTGTGCTGGGGTTGAACGTTAGCTTCGTGCTTGACACGTTTTCTGAGCTAATCGAGCCAGTAGTCGCGCTGGTAAATGTCAGATACCGGGTAAGGTTCGTGGTCGTGTCGTCACTAATTGTGATGCCGCCCGCGCTACCAGCCGTAATTGACGTGACTCGTCCTTTGGCGTCCACCACCACGGAGGATGGGCTTGCGTACGTACCCGCAGTAACGCCGCTATTTGCCAGTGTTGTAACGAAAGACCCAGTACCAGAGCCCGTCACATCACCGGTCAGTGTAATGGTCTGATCGCCTGTATTGGTACCAGAAATTGACCCAGTATTGGCAATCGTCAACGTGGTGGACAGATTGGTGAACACCAATGTGCCACTGTTGGTGTTCACCGTCAGGGTACGGCCACCGTTATTCACGCCCATGCCGCCGTAGGTGGAGTTGATGACGGAGCCCTGCCATGTGCCCGCCGCAATGGTACCTAGCGTCGTGATGCTGGTCGACCCTGCCGCCGGCGCGTAGGCAGTGCTCGCAGTGAACGCAGCCGACCCCAATGTGCCGCCTGCCCCGATGTTCAGTGTTGAAGCATCAGTGCCGGCCAATGTGAGCGTATTGCTGACGGTAAGCGTTTTGCTAGTAGTGCCTCCAGCGATCGTGAAGCCGGTAGCGGCTGCAGTCAGGGTCAATCCGTCGTAGGTTTTGCCGGTCAGGGCGGAAGGAAGATCGGTGTTTCCAATCAAGCCCCATGCGGGAGCAGCCGAAACTGCTCCAGTTCCGGTCTGAGTCAGAAATCGCTTGGTCCCAGAGGTATTCCCCGCCAACCGAACGTTGTCCGTACCGTTGTAGTAAATCGTATCGCCAAGGGTGGTCAGCGGGGACAGTGCGTCAAAGGCAGCCGTTTGGGTAGTCTGCCCGGTACCGCCGTTTGCGATAGCAACAGTACCCGTCACGTTTGCAGCGGTACCAGTAGTATTTTGGTTGAGTGTCGGAACGTCGGAAGCAAGAAGAGTCGTACCCGTCGTGACTCGCCCTTTTGCATCAACCGTGAGCTTTGTGTAGGTGCCCGCCGTGACACCGCTGTTGGCAAGCGTCAGAGTAATCGCAGTTGCCCCGGACCCCGTGGCGTCTCCAGAAACAGTGATGGACTGGTTGCCGGTCAGATACGTGTTGGTATCCAGCGCCCAAGTGTTGGCTGCTGTCTTTTTCAGAAAGCCGCTGGTGCCTGCCAGCGCTGCGATCGCGTCGAGGTCGGCGTCCCACGCCTGCACATTGGCACCGATGGCAAGGCCAAGGTTTGTACGAGCCGTTGCCGGGGTGACGTTTACCCAGTAGCCCGCTGCTGAACGCTGCAAGATGTCGTTGGTAGCCTCAGACGTCAGCTGAACGTTGCTGTCAGTGCCACCAAGGACAGAGCCGTGGTTAATTTCAACCTGGAACGAACCAGAACCGCCGGTGCCAGCGTTGATCACGGTGCCAAGAGCTACCTTGATGTTCGGGGCGACAGGCTTGACCTTGGTTGGATTCCCGGTGGTGGGGTTGTACCAGATCGTATCCCCGTCCAGCCAGGTCTCACCGTACGCCGTACCGTTAGTAGCAATCCCGTGGATGACACCGAACGTGGTAACCCGACCAAACGCATTGAGGGCGATACTTTCAGTGGCGACGCCGACGATTAAGTCCCCATTGGTAATGCCGGCAACAGTAGGTGCGAACGTAACAACACCAGAAGCGCCGACCGTACCCGTCTGATAGACGATCTGCAACGGCGAATCAGTGATTGCGGCTGAAGCCTTGCCGTACAGAAACAGTTCTTCACCAACCTGCTGGGTGATGTTGCCATTCCCCATGCCGAGGTTCCACGAACCTGTAGCGGCGTTGTACCACATCCGCCCCGCGGAAAGCGTGACGGTAGCTGCGCCGTCGAAATCGACGTAATCAACCGTGCCGATGGCCCCAGTGATACCAGTCAGACTCGTGATGTCCGAGTTTGCCCCCTGCGCGGCCTTGGTGTCGATCGCGGTATTGAGGTTGATAAAGTTGGTATCGACTTCGGTATTGGTAAGGGGCGCACCTTTAACGGTTGCCCCCGTCCCAGCCGTCTGCCGCGTAGTGATCGCTGCCGACATGGGCTACTCCAATCAGGAGACGGTGATGGTCCAGGTGATCGACATGGCGTCAGCAGCGCCTTTGTTCACGACCGAGAAGGTCGTGCGGCACAGCATCGTGCCAGCGCTGGCTGCGTTGAAGATACCGGCTTCCACCAGAGCGCCAGTACCGGTACCCGCGGGGAAAGTTGCGGTGTATGTCACCACGTTGGAAGAGGAAGTAGCAGAGCCCAGTGCGACTCGGCCAGCTTCGCCGCCAAGCGCCACATCACCAGCAGCCGGAGCTGTGGACGTTGTGCCCACCGCCATATGCGTCATAGCAATCGGGCTGTTGACCGTGGTCTTGAGCATGCTGGCGGCAATGAAAGTCTTACCAGTCGCCACCACCAAGTTAGGGATGCTGCGCTCGTCAATGACGTTGCCGGCTTTGTCCAGCAGCTTCAAGCTTACCGCGCCGGTGATTTTCAGGGTTTCGTTGAGCATGTGCTCCTCCTTAGAAAGTTGTTGCCGTACCGACGTAGTCTTCTGCGAAGTACGTCAGGTCTACGTAATCCTGCGCCAGGATGAACCCAGAATCAGTAAACGACACTGCGTCACTCACTGGCTTGCTGGTACTCAGAGCCGCCAAGTCCCCGGTAAACGCGACGTTGTCGATCGTGGACGCCAGCGAATAGTTGAATGACAGCAGCTCATTGAGCCCGACGCCATCAGCTAATGCTTTACCGGTGCTATAAGTGGAATTATCCACTACAAGCTGGGTGTCGTCTACAGGTTTAGCGACAGAAAGAACTGCAGCATCAGCAGCTGCGATAGTCTCGGCCAGAACCTTACCAACTGTTTGTTGGGCGGTGTCTGTAATCGTCAATGTGTCAGCAAAGCTTTTTGCCAGCAATAAAGCTGCAGCTTCTATGATTGTGGCTGTGTCCGCCAGTGGTTTGCTGATGCTAATCGCTAACGCTTCACTCGCTACGACCGCCTCAGTAAGGGCCTTTGCCACAGAAAAGGCTTGCGCATCAGAAAGTGTAGCCGCGTCAGTGAAAGAGCGGATGAACGTCAGCACAGTCTGGACGACGTCTGACAAAGCAAATGTGTCCGCAACAGGACGACTGAAGTTAAGCGCGGCCAAATCTACCGGTGCCACAGCGTCTGCCAGCGGTTTGGCAAGCGCAAACGAGGTTCCGTCCGTCAGGACTGCGACATCCCCCACATACTTAAATCGCCCTGTCGTGTCCAGCGCCGCTCCGACACTCAACTGTACATAGGAAACTGCCGTCACTGGAACGACACGGACCACAGAAACCGAAGGGTCAACGACAGCTACGCTCAGCCGCGGCTTAACCTGCGAGACACTCGCACCAGTCGCACCGCTGTTGACCGTGATTCCCATTTAGAAGTCCCCGCGGACCTTAAATTTCAGCACGTCGTACACAGTCTGCACTTGTCCGTCAGAGAAAGTGATCTCCACTTCTCCTTCGTAGTCGCCCGGATCGCCTTGCAGCATGGCCGGGGCAGAGGCGGGGTAAAACACAACTTGCCCGTTTGGGCCATCGGTAACTGTGCCCGGCACAGTCGCTTGCAAAGTGGTAGCGCCAAGCGCGCGAAACTTCAGCACCACAGTAGCACCGGTAATAGCTAAGGGTAAACCCGTAGTGTCATCAGTGATGTTGCACACCAGCGCCGGGCGGGTGTCATCTTTGACTAGCTTGATCTTATCGGTCATACCCACCTCTGGAATTCGATTTGCACCGCTGCGCGGGTCAACCCCTTGGCGACTCGCGTGCGAACTTCCGCCATCGCGTCGTTGAAACGCTTCAAGTACAACTGCGCAGCCTTGGGGTCGTAGTACGGTTGGTTGGGCGTGTCGTACAAACGAGCACGCGCGCCAAGAGAAATCTGCTCGAGGTATCGCTCAAAAATCTCATTGTCCACGGTGCTGCTGGCGCGGGTTGGGCACAGCGCTACGCGGCACTTGATCATATTTGCTGCTGTTATTTTCGGCTTCGGTACCAACGTGACTTCCTGCGTGCGGCTACGGAAGTAGTAGTATGGGTTGCCATCAAGGTCATTCCAATTGGAGGTGCGGTAAATACGGGTCAACTCTTCCACCGCCTTGGGGATCAGCAACTGATCGCCATACCAGGCCTCCATGATGTCCACGACTTTATACGCGCCGTCAGGCTCAAGGTCGTAAACCGCGATGTTTTGGATGCCCGCCATCGGGTCCAGGTTGGTCTGCAGAGCGCGAGTTTCTTCACAGAACTGGATAACCGCGTTGCGCACCGCCTGGATGGCCACAATTTCCGGCACGTCACGGACGTACTGGATGACCTCCGGCAGGAAGACGTCGTAAGAAACTTCGCTCATGATTGCGAACCCTTAATAGCAACGCTACGCGGACCCAGCGCTTGCGTCGGGTCGTTTATAGTTTCAGACTCGGTTTTGCCGGTAATTGCCGCGGTAAACGTTGCCAGATACCCGCTAGATAACTGCAAGCCAGGGGCGTATTCAGCGTCTTTGCTACACGCACGGTACAGGATGTAGTCCACCAGCGCCGACTGAAACACATCAAACAGCGGGATCGTTTGCGTCTCGGCAGTCAGGTTCGCCGGTTGCGCTGAGTAGTTCAGCTCAATATACTGCGTGCCCGTGTTGGGCGGATAAACATAAAACGCCAGCTGGTCTTGTACATCGTAGATGTAGTTGCGGACTTCGGCTTTGGCCGTGTCTGTGTGCCAGTTGGGGTTGAATCCGTCTAAGACTTCGCGGGAAACAATACGAATGGCCCGGCCGGGAGTCGAGCCATTGGTACCCAGATTACGATAAACCTGGAGCAGCAGCCAGCCATCCGAAGGAATAGACTGGCGTGTCCCAGCAACCAGTTGCACCGCCGCAGTGGTCGAGCTAGCGCTGGGCTGGATAAGCACAATTTGCCGCATCCCATCATTGAGCCAACCGAGCAGCTCGGCTCGCGTCCAGCGGACGCCAGCGATGTCGATCAGCTGCGTAGCAGCCTTGTCGATAATGGTTTTTGCGGTAACCGTGCCCATTTGCTACCTTAGGGAGTGACAGCCAAGGCAGCCTCAATAGCAGGAACTTGCGTACCAGCCCAGAGGCCTTGAACAGTCAGGTTATCAGCCGTGGCATTGCCAGCGTTCAAGGCGGTAATACCACGAGCCTGCGTGTACGAAAAGCCAGCAGCCACCAAGTCGGCAGTATTGTTGCCGCCATCGGCAGTAACAACAGCTTGTGCTTGCGGGAGCGACAGGCCAGACGCAATCAGATCGTCGAGAATTGCCATTTTAGACTCCTAGAGTTAATTCAAAAACGGGGGCCGAAGCCCCCGCCCACTCCAGCAGGAGTTTAACCCGCGGCGACCAGCAGAGCCAGACCCTTGGCCTGGACCACTTGGGTGCCATACACGTTCAGACCACGCACCAGCGTACCGAAGTCGTTGGGGTTCTGCAGGCTCTCAACCTTAGCGATTTGCGAGGCAAAAGTGATTGCAGACTTGTGGCCAGCCATGATGGCGTGACGCTTCACAGCACCAGCCGAAGCGGCGTCGGTACCGGTGTTGGGGTTCATCCAGGTACGACCGGCAGCGCCGCGCGGAACCAGATTGGACACGTACACGGTGAAACGATCAATCATGCCGATCTTGCCGTTGCGCAGAACGCTGGATGCGTCGCCCATGAACTGGGCTTGAGCCAGGTTGGACTGCATCAGGATCTGACGCTCGGTGGGGGTGATCACCAGCCAGCGGTCGGTCTCAGGCACGTTGGCTTCGTCCAGCACGCTCGACAGGGCGGTGATGCTCTGCAGGATGTTGGAAGCGGTCAGCGTGACAGCAGCCGAATCGGTACCCAGGTTGAAAGCACCCGAGATCGCACCAGCGGTAGCGCCTTGGTTGGCAGCGTCGCCCTGGTTAAAGTTCGTGTACATCACGTCCTTGTCGATCTGGATCTTCATCTGCATGGACGCGTCGTTGGTGAACATGTCCATCAGCTTGGGCTTGGCTTGCAGTTCCAGAACGTTGTTCACGTTCACGCCGAAGTACTTGCCCTTGTTGATCACCAGTTGGATGGTGCTGGGGGCCGGCACTTCATAGGCCAGGTTCTGACCGATGCTGTAGCTGTTGATGGTGATCGACGGGATCGTGTTGATCACGACGGTGTCGCCCATGCCGGTGATGTCACCTTGCCAATCGGTGTTGGCGATTTCGCCGAACACGGTGGCGGCATAGAACTTCTGGGCCAGCTTGCCGGACCAGAGGGCGGGGATGAACGAACCCGAGTAAGCGGTGCCAGAGTAGGCAACCTGACCGCCGGGGGTGTTGAAGCCACCGGCGTTAACGGGATACGCAGCTGCTGCGGTAATGGTAGACATGGAAATGCTCCTTGTGGTTTAAAAAACAGGTTTCAGAACACCACCATGTCCGGGGAGTTAACGAACTCGGCCTTCGGCAATGGCGGCATTGATTTCTTTCTCAAATCGCTCCGCCTCTGCAGTATCAAGCCGTCCCTTGACCCATTCGTTGTAGAACTCGGAGATCTCCGCTTGCGTGAAGATCCGCTTGTCAGCAGCAGATGAGCTAGGTGCGGGCGACGTGCGTGAGCGGGTCGGCGCAACTTGACGCGAAAGCTCTTGTTGGCCGGTCTGCCGAGCGGGAGCCAGGGTGGCCTTGTACTGGTTGAAGATGGCTGCCGTGCGACTTGCATCCAACGACTCGTAGGCGCTGGTGAGCGCGTACTGACGGGGCATGCCATACACAGGGTCAACCTCTGCAAGCCAATTCAAGAACCCGGCGTCCACGTTGAGGGCTTCCCAATCAGGAACTTGAGCTGCCAGAGTGCTCGTGTAGCGATCTTTATCAGACACTACTTGACGCTCAGACACATTCCCAAGCTTGCCCTTCAACTCGCTAATCTCTGCGCGGAGCTGAGTTTCCAGATCGCGGCTAACCGCAAGCTTTTGCTCAGTTGCGCGGTCGATCAGATCAAGCAGATCAGAACCGAATGCTTCTTTGTCTTGTTCAGTGATCAGAGTCTTCGCCGATGCCGGAGTAGGTTCGGGCTTCGATGCTTTGGCTGCGGCGTTTTCGGCCACGAGTGTCTGGATCTGACCATTCATCTCGCGGACCTGCGCGTACAGCCGAGGCACTTCAGCGTCGAATTTGCCTTTCAGGGTGTGGTACTTCTGTTCCCACGTCTCTTCAGACACCGCTGGCTTCGGTTGAGGCTCTGGTGAGATGGGTTGCGGTTGTGGTTCCGGATCAGGTTGAGGGTCTGGGTTGGGCTCAATATCCGCGGGGGCGGGTTGAGGTTGTCCGTTCATCTGCGCCACAAAGGCATCAGCTTCTTCAACTTGTTGTTGGATCGCACGAGGCAAAGCCATTCTCTATCTCCTTCGCTCCGACTACGCTTTGAGACTCCTGCAGGAGGTCTGTCTCTAATCGCTTACGGTCAGCTACTACTGGGTTTTAAGGTTTAGACCCCGGGCTCCGACTTAACGGTCAGCCTAGGGTCTGCTGGTTTTCGCCAGCAGCGAACTTCCGCTGCCGACCAAGTCAAGGAATTCCCTGGCTTGCAATGCCCGGCCCTGGAGCCGAAGCATTTGATCTGTTTGCTGGCATTCGCACAGGCGCTTGAGCGTTTCTGTGTGTTGCCCTTCCAGAAATTCTAGCAGGGGCTTGAACTCTGGGGAATTAAGAATTGCGAGACAACGAGCTACACGCTCGTCAACACGAATGGTCACTTGCAAAGACCATCAGTCTTGGCAGACTCTTGGGCGTATTCGCTACCGCCGCGCTTCAGGCTACCGAAGATGTCGCCATTGGAGCCACCGGCACCAACTGCACCACCCTTGGACATACCGTCAGTCTTGGCAGACTCTTGCGAATACTCGCTAGAGCGTTTGCTTTCGCTGTAAGGTTGGGTTGCTTTCATTTGGATTTCTCCTGAGTTGCTAAGATCATAGACAACATTTTAGTGTTGTCAAGAACCAACACCTGCCTGTGGGGCAAAGTTATTGGTTACCGGTGCGCCGTTTTGCAACGTCGCCCCCGGATTAGGGGCTGGCGGAGTCCCGCCGGCTTGTGCTTGCCCGCCGGCTTGAGCCATTGCAAGCTGTTGCTGCTGCATGGCGATCGCTTGATCCCGGGCCATGCGGGCCTTGATGATTTCCACGGGCGGCACGATGCGATCGGGGTTCAGCTCCAGGGTCTTGGCCGTCTGACGCAGCAGTTCTGCGATGCCCTCGACGCCGACGATCTGTTGCGTGAGCGGGTTGGACAAAGCAATTTGCAGGAACTGGTTCTGGCGAACCTGAGCTTGCTCGCGAACCAGCAGAGCGGTAGCGCCGCGGGCCACGATATTGACATCGCCCTTGAGATCCGGGTCATCGCCGTAGCGCATGTTGTAGAAGTACAGCCGCTCGATGGCCGGACTGATGACTTCCTCGTCGATGTTGGCGACAACCTGCTTGATGGATTTGCCCGCGTTGGACATGAGCATGCTCATGCCAGAAGCCGTACGGCCAGCGCCACCCGTGGGGCTATCGCCGGTCATATATCGGGGAATACCCGTATATTCATCGGCCATGGACGAGAACTTCTCGTAGATCGCCATCAGTTCGTTAGCCAGCGAGTTAGGCTGGAAGAACTGCATCGGAGGGGCCGAACCGGCCAGCGGGTCAGAGGTAACCTGCCAGACTTTCCACGGGTACATTTGCGTGATGTTCTCACCCTGCGGCAGCCGGTCAATGTTGTAGACCACCTGTGGGCCGGACGCGATCGACATGTTGTTCACCAGCGAACGAGCCGCAGCGTTGCAGATGTCTTGGGTGTCTCGGCACAGGTCAGCAACGGAGTTGCCCCAGAACGCGCCGGGCACTTCCTCATAGGAGGCCTTGTAGTACGGCTTGCGACCGAGCGGATCGGGGTTCAGCACAGCCTTGATCACCCAGTGGCCGATCACCCACGCCTCAATGGCGTAGTCCATCAACGGGTCGGGGATTTCGTCTTCGGTCATGCCCCAGTCACGCAGGAGCTGGCCTTGCACGTTGCCCCAGAACTGCAGGGCGTCAATCAACTGAGACGGATTCTGCTGGACACCCATGGTCGACTTGCCCTCGGCAGCTGCCTTGTTCATGTCAACATAGATCCAGTCGCGCAGACCGCCCTTGCCGTACTCTTCCAGCACCGCACGGATGGCACCGTCGCTGTAGCCTTCCACACCCAACAGGGCTTGCAGGTCAGCCCGCTGCAGTTTGTGCCGCTCAATCAGCGCGCCATCGTTGATGTCCGATGCGTCGGCTGCGGGGTAAATGTTGAATGGGTCGACACGCTCCCACTCCAGCACCAGCTCGTCTTTCACATCCAGTGCGTATTGACCATTCTGCGCCGGCACCCACTTCATCTTCGGGCGGCGGCGAACCACGGGGCCTTTGATGAACGCGGACGGGAAAGTGGTGATGTCGTCGAGGAATTCACTGAACGCGTGGCTCCAGTTGCCTTCTTGCAACTGGTCTTCCATTTTGTTCTCCATGCGCTCAGCCGTGCGCTTGGCCATGTCCTTGATGTGAGACATCGCCATGTCTTTCATCTCAAGCAGGCGTTCACGAACCTGCTGATCGGTGGGCGGCTGCCCTGCCAAGTACAACTGCTGGACTTCCTGCTGCGCCTGCACCATGATTCGCTCGACCTGATCAGGCGGCAGATCCGGGACGGCTCCAGGCTCAATCGTCCAGGGCTTCTCGTCCGAGGCGGTGATGAGGGTATCGCGCAGCCAGCTCGACGCGGCACGGCACTTGTTGGAAGTCAGCATCATATAAATGGTGCTGCTGCCCTGCTCACGCAGCTGAGCCAGCTTGTCCGGGTCGTATTCACCGCGACGCGCCCGCACTGACTTGAGCATTTTGATCTCGGAAGTCATCTGCTTGGCCATCATGGAACTCATCCAAGTCTTACGGATGTAACCAGCTAGAGCCTGCACGACAGGCTGCGAGTTTGCTCGCTGCGCCTCCGCTCGCTGTTCCTCATGGAGCTGCTTGAGCGACTTGATAGTGAGCAGACCCCCCGCCGAGACAGTGCCTGGCGCGGCTGAGTTGGTGATATTCAGACCTAATTGCATAGACTTGTCGCTTGCTAAAGGGGGTTTTAATGCCGAAGTCTAGGTTTAAGTCCAGACATAGTCAACTTTTTTGACTTCGACAGCTTTTCTTTGCCACGTATCACCAGTTACGTTTCCATCAGCGTGAAGGCACGCGTACTGATGGGCGTCTGCGATGTGAGAGTGCGAGTTTTTCTCGGGCTTGTCGTCCGCCTCGCCATTTGACCGGATTTTATACCGATATCCGCCTCGGAGTGCAGCAATTAAATGCGTACAGCTCGGGTCAATGATGTGTCCGGGCTTTCCGTCGACCGAACGGGTCAAAAACTTGTCAACAGCGTTGATGCGGGCCACCACCGAGTTGGATTTTGCTGGGATAACGCGAAAACCCTCGGCTTTGAGGATGTCAAACACGCTTCTTTCGTCTGTTTGAGCCCGCTGCTGGCCCGCTGGGTCGCCAATAATGAGCACATTCATGCCCGGAAACCGGTTTGCCAGTAGCGGTTTGAGCTTTTCCCGGCAAAAACGCAGTGTTCCCATGCCCTCAGAGGTCAAATCGGCGAACGTAAGCAGCCGTCCCTGAGCGTCCACCTGATTGATTGTGCAAGCGGGCGTGAGCCCGAAGTCCATTCCGATGATGAGCGGGTGGGTTTGGAGCTTGATGTAGTTGAGAGTGTTCTTGGCAACGTGTGTATCTCGATCAAAAGCTCGGAATACAGGCTGTCCAGAGAGCGATTTTCCGAATCTGCCGTGTACGTAGATGTCAATCCAGTCTTCACTTTTGCCCTCGCACAGGTTTTCGTAGTACCCGTCTGGCAGATACTGCACCCAGTCTGCTTCCTGAGCCAAACCGCTGGGCTGCAAGGTGACGTGCATGTTTGCCGGCGGGTCGTTGAGCTGCTTTTCCCAGAACGTGTCCATGTCTGGTGGGTTCGTCGCCCCCCACACTTTATGGATCTGGTTGCCCTCGTCGTCACAGGCACCCACGCCGTTCATCGTCTTGTCCGGGTAACGCCCCAGACGGCCTGTCAGCGCGTTGTAGATGTCCGGGTTGATCTCACGGAATTCGTCCATCACACCGAAAGTCAGCTGCAAAGACAGCAGCCGGCGTGCATCGTTGGCATCATCCAGCCCCCGGAACAGCACTTCGCACTCAACATCGTCGAACTTGAGCAGGAACTTACTGTTGGTTTTTTCCAACACCCCGGCTTCCCCGTCCGGGTACCACTTAAGGAAGTCCGGGATCGTCGTGTCCCACAGCATCTGGCGGGTGTTACGGATGACAGCAGCTCGGCTGCGGCGGATACCATCCGGGCAGGCTTTGATCCGCTTGGCCTCGTAGCTGATCTTGATTAGGCTGGCCGTCGTCTTGGTCGAGCCCACTGGCCCCACGATGAAGTTGGCGAACTGGTCAGCTGTAAGGAACGGAACCACCGACTGCGGTGGGTTATAGACAAGGTTAGCCAAAGCTCACTCCAAGGTACAGGTTCAGCCAGCCGAGCTCAAAGTAAAACTCCTCGCCGCCGTCTTCGGTCTCTTCCCAGCCAAACAGAAGCGCTGGCAGTATGGAGATCTCCTGGCTGTCAATCGCGTAGTACAAGCCAAAACTCATGCGTCAATGACCACTGGGGCCGGGCCGCTTGAGCTCGGTATGTTGATCGTGATACTGAACTTCGGCGCTGCGCTAGCGTCCACGGCTGCGTTTTGTTTCTTTTCGGGCTTGAGGCCAGCTACGTCCACGAGGGAATTGAACACGCTGAGCTTTTGCATGATCGTGCTGTCTGTACCGTACGCCTGCTTGAACATCTGGTCCATGAGGGATTCGGCCATCATCCCGGCCTTGAGCCGGAACGTCACGCCTTCCTTCTGGAACTGAGCCCGCTGGTGCTGGACCGCCGTGATGAACGGCTCCCACTGCGAGAGCCTCTCCCATTTCGCGCCTTCAAACCCGAAGCGCTGTGCAACCTGGGCAGGATCTTCTACGCCAGCAGCGACTTCCCACACAAGCTGCGCAGGAACGTCCAACGTGTGATGCGGCTCATCGACTTCCGCCGGCAGGGCGAACTCCGTGAACTCCGCGTGGACGATCAGGTCTTCATTATCCATTCGCTGCCTTATTAAGCTGCTCAGTGATGTAGGACTGAAGCGCACGCCGCACGATCTCGGACATGGTGGCACCCGTCTTCTCAGACAGCTGCTTCATCTGCTTGACCAGCTCGTCGGGCAAAAAGAAATTGTGCCGTGTCACTTCTTGGCTTTCTTCGCCGGCTCTTTCTCAAAGCGGGCTTCGGCTTTCTTGTATGCGGCTTTGCTCGGGAAGGCCTTTTTCTCGGCGGCTTCTTCCTTAACAGATTCCTTACCCTTGAACAGGGCTGCTTTCTTCGTTGCCATCTTCGGCTCCTTCGGGTTTTTGTGTGACCAGTGCATCCCACTGGGGGCGGCCTTGCGCGACCAGCTTGTTCTTGAGCTTGTCCACCTGGATGTAGGTGTACGGGCCAGTCGAGCCATTTTGCAGCGCGAACAACAACATGTCCACATCTGCGGGGGTCAACTTGAAGTCTAGCGGGGTTTGGGTTGGGTCGATCATGTGCGTATGTTACTGCGTGCGTAGGTGGTGTCAAGCGGATTAAGGGGATTTATCTGGTGGAGCTAATGTAGGTAGTTGTATGTATATGTGCGTATAGGACATTTTTCTAGCCTTGCTAACTGTGCAACACGTAAGCAGCCGCCCCACCCCCGAGTCCGTTTGGTCCTCCCCCCGCCCCGTCCCCCGCCATCCAACTGGCTGGGCTATATGTACTGACAGACACCTCCATCCAACTGGCTGGGCTGAAAGTAGGCGAAGGGTGATCGCACCGTATAGCCGCACGGGTTAGAACCATAGAATCACGCGGAATATCGTGGCCCGGTATGGTTAGATGTGTACGTGGATGACCACGAGGGGGAACTACGCCCCTAAGGGTCAGCGAAGCGGAAGTCTATGGGTGTAGAACCTAGAACCGGCCACCGGATTAAATCGTGCAGTGATTAACAGCGCGCCTAACAGAATCGTTAGGTTTATATCGCGGGTTGACTAACCCGACCACTCAAGCCCCGTGCGGGTAAGTTGCGCCAACAGCCGCAGGCGCGAATATGCGGATTCTCTAAGCCCTCACTATCTGGGGGCTTGATTGTGCGCCTTGTGCTGCAGGACGCACGACAAAGCCTCACATTCATTTGTTTACCTAAGGACTCATTATGTCAAAAGAACTCATTCTCAAGAAAATCGGCACTATCGGCAAGAATGCCAAAAAGCTGACCGCAGACATTCAAGACACCGCCGCTGACTGTGCTTTGCACGCCGTCAAGCATGGCGACGTAACCCTGGCCGATCAACTCGTTGACGCGCTGGGCAAAGGCTTGCGCCGTGCCTCACTGCGGGCATGGTTCGAGAAGAACACCCCGATGTACTTGCCCAAGGGTAAGGATAAGTTCGGGTTCGATGCTGACCGCGCCAAAACGATGCGTGAAATTCCCGAAGCTGACTTGCGCGAAACCCTCATGGCCCTGCCGTGGGAAGAAGCCAAGCCCGAAGAGCCCGTGGTGTCCGTGTTCGACGTCAGCGAAGCCGTGGACAAGTTCATCAAGCGCCTGGAAAAGCAGGTCGCCGAAGCCAACGTGACCATCAAGAATCGCAAGCTCTTGGAAGAGATCGCCCATGCGGCCAGCGTGTACCACGCCGAGCAGGTTCTGGGCGCAGCTCACAACGCAACAGCCGAGTAAGCGGGAAGGCGGGGGCAACCCCGCCGACCTAGGCCACCTATCATTCCGCAAATCCGGAGCGACCAATGCCACGAGTCCATCTAATCCATGCAGCAGGCTCAGCCTCACTGTCATCGCAATGCGCAACGCCCGTCAAGTTCAACGAGGTTGTTGGAAATAGATCCGTACCTAAGCAATTTGTGCCGGCGTACCTCCCTCAGCGCTATATGGGACGCAATGCGTCCAAGTTGGGCGCAATGGCCAGCGTGTGTGAATCCATCCGCGTGTACGGCTGCAACGTCAACCAAGTCAAAGCGGGCACGACCGGCGGCGAGTGGAAGCGTATAGCGTAATAGTTCACAGTTTCAATTACCTGTTCTTCGATACAGTAATACTGGGATGTAATACTGAATTTGCGCGGGCTTTCGGCCAGCAAATTCTCCAACAAATTCAGTATTACATCTGGAAGCCAGTATCCATGCGGGTTGTAGCCAATCATGTAATACTGAATTTGTGAATTTGTGAATTTGTTGATAGATACACTCGTACATGTGAGAGACCGCTCCGTGGCCATGACCCCATGTGCCCGACTCCATCACATACGCACAATCCCATAATCTCAGAAACCTGTCTGACCCTACGGGAAACTCAGCAAATTCGCAAATTCAACGCTAAGTCATTGATTTATATAGGATTCTAATTTGTCGAACGATTGAAAAAACAATTTGTCAGCAAATTCGACCTGTATATCCGCACAGTGGTCATCACCTTTTGGTTCCCACTCACTTCTGCCATAGGCAGAAGCATACCACATGATTTCCGCAAGTCAAGCGATTTCACCCACCTCAATCAATAAATTTTTCTTGGAGCGCATCATGGCCACACCCGCACGCCACCAACTCATGTTCCTGCACATCCCCCAAGACACCGATTTCACCGACACCGTGGACGACCAGCCCTACGTATTCGAGTTTGAGGCAACAGACAATCCCTTGGACAACGACGACCCCGAGGCTGCCCTGGCCGCGTATTACAAGCGCACATTTAACTGATTGGGCAGCTTCATCATGTCTGACCATACGCATAACTACATCTGTACCCACTGTTACGCTGAGCGCGTACCCCCAGCACGCTGGGCCAAAGGCTGGCATACCTGCATGAGCTGTGGCGATAAGCTAGCGCAAGCCAAGGCCAGGTCACGCACCGTGGTTCCCATGCCCAAGTCAAACTACATACTTGTGACAGACTTATCTCTGCTCCAAGGACTCAACTCATCCCATAAAGGGGGCACGAGATGAAACAACGCCATCGCAAGCACCTCATCCTCGAACGCATGGCCAACCCGCCATGGAGCCACGACAACCCCAAGATGTGGCACACGCGCAAACTCAAACCCTGCCGTACATACAGCTGGGGGTGCTCGGACTGCAACGCGGTCCTGTTCCGTAGCCTCTTTGGCCGCTTCCCGTACAACTTCGACGAGTTCGTGGCGTTTGAATCCATCCAAGAGGCCAAGATGCCGGCCGATCCACCCTACGGGATTCCATGGAGCGAAGCCCATGCGGTGGACTAAAGGCCACCGAGTCGGCAAGCCCGGCTCATGGACACAAGACCTCATATTCCACGACCTGCTGGACGATGACGACCGATGCCTGGGCTGGGTACGCGAGGACACACGAACCCTCATACATGGAAACCCCCGGCCATTCATGGCGTGTCTGAACGACGTATCCCATGAGAACTTCCCACCCGTGGCCACACTCAAAGAGGCCAAGGCACAACTCATCCACCACTTCGTAGTTCAACGACTGGACGACACATGAACCCACCAACATCACGCCACGAATGGCGGCTCAACAGAGCCATGAGCAACGGGCCACAGAGCTACTACGACCTGTTCGTGAACGGTCAGTACCAACACGTGTGGATACGCAAGGATGTACGCACGGGCAAGTTCTACCTGGGCAACTACAAGCACGACGCCATCGGACCCTTCGACAGCATCCAGAATGCCGAGGAATCCCTCATCGTCATGGACGTCATTGCAAGGTTCGAGAAAGCTTATGGGTAAACAATCCACCTATCATGCCGACTTCGCGAACCCGAAGCTAAAGCTTGTATTAAAAACCTTAAGTACATCGGACTTCACGATCAAACCATACAGGAGTAACCAACATGACTGAAGACGAAGAGTTCGAGGAGCTCGAACGACGACTTACGCACAAACCTGCAACCCCGCAGAACAAACAAACTGAGGCGCTGAAGCTGGCGCTGGAGGCGTTGGAAGCCAGCGTTGATCTGGTTTCCAATGAGGCCAGAGAAGTTGAGAAGAAGTACATAGGTGTGCCAACTCGATTAGCAAAAGTGAGAGGCATGGCTGCCCTGGAAGTAGCACATAAAAAAGCCATCACCGTCAGCCGCGAAGCGCTGTCCGCCGTGCCGGAGGCACATAAGCAGCCAGCACAGCAGGAGCCGGTGGATAAAAGCGGTTCACCATGTCCTGAATTTTGGGACTGGTTGCCAAAAGCCTATAACTTCGATGGAGATGGCGTTTTTACCAAGTACAACATGGAAGTGGCTTTTCTTGCTGGAAAGCAATCTGTCCATGCCGTCGACACATTGTCAGAACGTGTCGATAAAACAGCAAAAAATCGACATGAGCAGACAGCACAGCAGCAGGAGCCTATTGCATGGATCGAGCGCGACATGAACTGCGATGAATTCGACCCGGACAGTATCACCT